ACGGTGGGAAGGTTAAGTCTCGCGTCAATGAAGCAGGCGTTTATACGAAGCCTTCAATGCGTAAGCAGCTCTTTGAGCAAATTAAAGGTTCCGCGACTCAAGGGACTGCTGCGGGCCAATGGTCAGCCAGAAAAGCCCAACTCTTAGCCAAGAAGTACAAAGCCAAAGGCGGCGGTTATAAGTGATCAAGGCCCCGGTGTATGACCCAAAGAGAGACGGCAACGTTTTTCAATGGCTACTCATCGCGGCACAGGTTTACAGACAACGGAAACAGGTAGAGTCAAATGCCGCTAAAGAAGCCACAGCAGAGCTTAAAAGACTGGGGAACCCAGAAGTGGAGAACTAAAAGTGGCAAACCGTCTTCCGTTACTGGCGAACGCTATCTCCCAGAGAAGGCGATCAACGCACTATCTCCAGCTGAGTATGCAGCGACGACTAGAGCGAAAAGAGCTGGTAAAGCTGGTGGAAAGCAATTCGTTAAACAACCAAAGTCAATTGCAGCAAAGACAGCGAGGTTCAGATGAAAACGGTTACTCCTAGTCCAGCCAAAGAAGACCAGATGAGCAAAGACCCGATTGACCAGATCAAGAAGGCCAAGGGCAAAACGGTCATAGCCAAGTCTGGTGGTTGGATCAAAGATGCCATCAAGAAACCTGGCGCCCTTCGCTCGTCTCTTGGCGTCAAAAAAGGTGAAAAGAGTCCTGCTGGGAAACTTGCTGCCGCTGCCAAAAAGCCTGGAAAGATGGGTCAACGAGCACGTTTAGCCCAGACATTGAAAAAGCTAGGAAAGTAATATGCCAACGTCCGGCACCGTAGCATTTAACCTAGACCTCTCTAATCTGATTGAAGAGGCGTTTGAGCGCGTCGGTGGTGAGCTGCGTTCAGGGTATGACTTACGGACGGCAAGGCGCTCTCTGAACCTGTTGACCATCGAGTGGGCCAATAGAGGCATCAACCTTTGGACGATGGAGCAGGGATCTTTCCCGCTGGTTACAGGCCAGGCAATCTATCCAATCCCCGTAGATACCATTCAGATCCTCGATACGGTCATCCGGCAGAATCCTGGAACACTGAACCAGATCGACATCAACATCAGCAACATCGCGGAACCAACGTACTCCTCGATACCCAATAAACTAACCCAGGGCAGGCCGATTCAGTATTGGTTCAACCGGCAGTCTGGGAACGACAATCCTACGACGATCCTTCTGGCCCAGGACATTACGGCCACGGATACGACCATTCCCCTTTCAACGACTACGGGCCTGGCTGCGGCAGGATTCATTAAGATCAACAACGAGACGATCAGCTACCCGAACATATCCGGTAACTCGCTAATCAACTGCGCCCGTGGACAGAATGGCACCACGGCAGTAGGTCACAACGTTATTGGCACCCCTGTTATCACGGTCCAAAACATTCCGTGCGTGAACATATGGCCGACGCCAAACCCACCGGGAGACCAGTACACGTTTGTCTACTGGAGACTTCGTAGGATGCAGGATGCAGGTAATGGAACGACGGTACAGGACATTCCTTTCCGTCTTATTCCGTGCATGGTGGCCGGCTTGTCTTACTACTTAGGCATGAAGCTGCCAGGCATAGACCCCACCAGGATTCAGATGCTGAAGATGGACTACGAAGAGCAGTGGACTTTGGCATCGGCTGAGGACAGAGATACAGCACCATTGCGTATCGTCCCCAGGAACATGTTCTATTACGGGTAAGCCATGTCTAACAGGTTCGCCTCTGGTAAGTTTGCAATCGCGGAGTGTGATCGCTGCGACCAGCGGTTCATGCTCAAAGAGTTACGTATCCAGACGGTTAAGACCAGGCCATTTAAGATCAAAGTGTGCCGGGCCTGTTGGGACCCTGATCAGCCCCAGTTGCAGCTTGGCATGTACCCGGTTAACGATCCACAAGCCGTTAGAGAGCCGCGCCCAGACGTCAGTTATAGGCAGTCTGGAACGACAGGATTGCAGGAGCTTACGACCAATAGCACGGCGCCGCTGGGCTTTGGTTTTCCGGCAGAAGGCAGTAGAGTGTTCCAATGGGGATGGTACCCAATAGGCGGGGCCAGCGCTGAAGATGCGGGGTTGACGCCAAACGATTTAGTGGCTACAACAGCCGTAGGAACTGTATCAATCTCAATATCCTAGGAGTTTAAAATGATGAAACAAATGCGCGGCGTTGCAAAGCGGGAAGCCATGAAGGCCGTTAAGGGCCATGAGGCAACCATGCACAAGGCCAAGAAAATGAAGGCTGGTGGCCCCACCTCTATGGACATGAAGAAGTATGGCCGTGGAATGGCTAAGGTGATGAATCAGCGCTCGCCGGTTCGTAAAGTACGTGCTACGGGGATCTAATCATGGCTAAATACAGCAAAAAGGTGATGGGCAAAGAGGTCGGAGACGGCGCTCTTTATGCTCCTCCCCATACGATGACCGGCAAAGACATTGGCCCCAAAGAGGCTATGAAGGCTGTCAGTCGCCCTCCAGATCCCAACACTCTCGCTGCCAAAGATTTCACCTGCAACACCCCGGCTGGGCGTGTGAGCTTTGGTGATCCTGGCCGTGACTATGTAAAGACCGACGGGATCAAAATCCGTGGGACTGGCGCAGCTACTAAAGGTGTAATGGCTCGGGGGCCGATGGCGTGAACTATACGGAACTGACCGCTGCAATTAAGGGCTACGCAGAAAATGATTTCCCAGAGACTGTGGGGAGTTTTACTTCTGCATCCCAGATAGCCACGTTTGTCAAAGAGGCTGAGCAGCGGATCTACAATTCCATCCAGATTCTTGCCCTGCGGAAGAACTCGACCGGTACGGTGTCGTCTGGAAACCAGTATCTGACCGCCCCTGTAGATTGGTTGGCAACCTTTTCCTTGGCCGTGATTGATCCGGTCACGGGAGAGTACGAGTATCTCCTGGACAAGGATGTGAACTTCATCCGCCAGGCGTATCCGTACCCAACGACATCAGGCAAGCCTCTGTACTACGGGTTATGGGATGAGAATACGTTCATTCTCGGGCCTACGCCGGATGCTAACTACACGATGGAGCTGCACTACTTCTATTATCCCGAGTCGATTGTGACGGCTGGAACGTCCTGGCTAGGGGATAACTTTGACTCTGTCCTTCTGTACGGGGCTTTGCTAGAAGCTGCGGCGTTCATGAAGAGCGATCCAGATACAATAGCCAACTATACGGCTCGTTACGGTGAAGCCATGGATGTGCTCAAACAGCTCAGCGAAGGCAAGAACAGGTCTGACGCCTACAGAAACGGGCAGATTAGGGTTCCAATTAAATGATCGTTCAGACGCAGACAACCTCTTTCAAAGAGGAACTCTACGAAGGAATCCACAACCTTTTGACGGATACTTTGAAGATGGCTCTGTATACGGCCAACGCAGATCTAAACGCTGCCACAACCGTCTACACGACAGACCAAGAGGTATCTGGAACCGGGTATACAGCCGGGGGCGTTACTGTAACAAATGTTACAGTGCAATCGTCTGGGACTACTGCATACGTCAATTTTGACAATGTCCAGTGGCCTGGCGCCTCGTTTACTACCCGTGGGGCTTTGCTCTACAACGCTAGTAAGGCAAACCGCTCAATTGCGGTCATCAATTTTGGTTCCGACAAGATCGTAGCCAACGGTACTTTTACAGTAACTATGCCTGCCAACACGGCCACAACCGCCCTGATAAGGTCAACCTAATGTTCGCTTCTTTCTTCTCTGAGCCGCCTACTGTCGTGGTATCCCAGATCCCGCCTACTGAGCATGAGACTTGGATGCCGGCAGAGGATTTTGAGATGTGCGGTTCGCTGAACATTGACCTGGATCTACTGAAAAACAACGTCTCAACCAACATCAAGCGGGGCTTTCAGCAGATTGCCCCTCACCCTACCAACGAGGTAGACGCGATGATTGTTGGGGGTGGGCCGTCCCTCAAAGAATACATCCACGAAATTAAGATGCTGCGCCGCAATGGCGTGAAGCTGATTACGCTAAACAATGCTTACCAATACTGTATTGATGCTGGGGTCATGCCATCTGCCATGGTTATGGTCGATGCCAGGCCGTTTAATGTTCGGTTTGTGCAGAACGTTGTCTCGGACTGCAAATACTTTATAGCGTCACAATGTGACCCATCGGTCTTTGATAACTTGCCAAAAGACAGGACGTACATTTGGCATACCAGCGCGGAAGAGATAAGCGATCTACTGGCCACGGAATACGCCAATTGGTATCCGGTTCCAGGTGGATCTACTGTCTTGTTGCGGGCGCTGCCTTTGTTTAGAATGTTGGGATTCAAGCGTTTTCACATCTTCGGGTGTGATTCTTGTTTGGAGGATGGGGCGCACCATGCTTACGAGCAGCAAGAAAACGATGACCAGATGGTCATTCCTGTGCGTGTCGGCGGCAAAGTTTTTCACTGTAATCCGTGGATGGTTTCTCAGGCCAAAGAGTTTATTGACTTGATTGCCTGTATGGGTGACGTAATGGAGCTGGAAATCTACGGCGGGTTACTCCGTCAAATTTTGGAAACTGGCGCTTCTCGCGCAGACTTAGAGGAGATTTAAAATGGCTGCAACCGCATGGCAACTGTATAACACTGCCAAACGCTACATCGGCAACGGGACGATTGAACTCGGTGCTGGTAACTTCAAAATGGCATTGTTCCGTACTTCTAGTAATGCTTCGACTTTTACCCTGAGCACGTTTGCTTCTTTGACTGCTCAGATTTCTGCGACCGGCGGATACGTGAGTGGTGGTAAAGCCCTGGTTCCCGCTACGGGCCAGTGGACCACCGGCGCTTCTGCTAAGCAGATGAAGTTCACCTACTCCACAGTGGGCTTGACCTTCACGGCTTCAGGCGCATCTCTGACAAACATTCGGTACGCGGTAATCACGTATGGTGCTTCGGCTGCGGTAGCTTCTGCCCGTAAGCTGGTCTGCTTCTGCCAGCTATCGAGTGCACAGTTTACTGTTACGTCGCCCAATACTCTTACGGTACTGCCTGCTGCAACTGGCGTCTTCACCCTTACCTAAACAGTAAGGGGGCAAGATGTTTGCTCAGGCCCCATTTTCGGGTGCCCCTTTTGCATCTGAAGAGGGGATATTCGAGTATGTAGTCACACCGGCTACAGGGGCCGTTGTCGCTGCGGGGTTAGCTCCTGCGGTAAGGGTAGATTCTTTTATCACTCCAGGTGTTGGACAGCTAACAATAGTTGGCGCTGCACCAGAACTCTTTTTAGCAACAGCAATAACTCCCAATACGGGGGCATTAAATTTTGCTGGGTTTGTGCCAACCATAACTGGCGAAGGTCAGATAGCTCCAACAACTGCGCTTTTAAGTCTTCAAGGATATGCTCCAACTTTAGAGCGCACGTTTGTTATTCCTGTTCCAGTTGGGTCTCTAGCGTTACAAGGAAATGTTCCGCTGGTTGTTGAGGGTGGGTTTGTTGAGACCGCATCTGGATCAATTTCACTACAAGGATATGCACCAAGCGTAGTGTCTGGAGTAGTAGTTACTCCAAATGTAGGTTCGTTGGTGATAGATGGCCAAGTTCCATTTATCATTAGAGAAACAATCATAGCGCCATCAGGCGGCACTGTAATAGTAGGTTCGGCGCCAAGCGTAGTGGTGGCTGGACAGATTACTGTACCTGGTACTGGTTTTGTAAATATTGGTTCGCAGGCACCAGAAACAAACGTTTCTATATTTGTCCCTGCTGGAGCGGTATCTTTTCAAGGGCAATTGCCAGACGTTGGTCAGTCTGTTGTTACGACACCCGCCGGGGCAGCATTAAGTCTTGCTGGAGCTGCGCCATCAACCGCAGTAGGAAGTATTTCTTCACCAGGCTCGGGGGCTTTGTCTATAGCAACAAGTGCTCCTGATGTTTTCCAAAGTTCTGTTGTCACACCAGGAACCGCAAATTTAGTTATCGTGACTTTTGCTCCCAAACGGCAGAGTCCAAATTGGGTTGTAATAAACGACACGCAAGATCCTAATTGGATACCGATTGCCGCATAGAGGATAGATTATGGCATTAGTTCTCAAAGACAGAGTTAAAGAAACTACGACCACGACTAGCACGGGGGCCTATACACTGGCCGGTGCAGTTGGTGGATACCAATCATTTTCTGTAATAGGAAACGCCAACACGACCTATTACGCTGTAACCAACGGCACGGACTGGGAAGTTGGTATTGGAACCTATACAGCGTCTGGCACCACGCTTAGTCGAGATACGATCCTAGAGTCCTCAAACTCTGGCAATGCCGTTAACTGGGGCGCAGGAACTAAAGAGATCTTTTGTACGTACCCTGCTGAACGGTCTATGTACGTTGATGGAACGACAATTACTCCAGCCATATCCGCTAGGCTTGGGTTCGCTAATCTTGCTCAAGGATCTGCTCTGTCAGTCCTTGGAGTAACAGGAAATTCAACAGCAGACAACGCCAGTATCGCAGCCGCTACAGACAATCAAGTTCTTCGTAGGTCTGGTACGTCTTTAAGTTTTGGTGCGGTAAACCTAGCGTCTTCTGATGCGGTTACTGGCGATCTCCCCTTCTCTAATCTTGCTCAGGGTTCTGCTCTTTCCGTACTGGGTGTAACGGGTAACGCTACAGCAGATAACGCAAGTATTGCGGCGGGCACAGATCATCAGGTTCTTCGTAGATCAGGAACTACTGTAGCGTTTGGTGCAGTAAACCTTGCTCAGTCGGCGGCTATCACGGGCACTCTCCCGGTTGCTAACGGCGGTACGGGCATAACGTCGTTTGGTACAGGTGTAGCCACCTGGCTAGGAACCCCTTCGTCTGCAAACCTAGCAGCGGCTGTTACGGACGAGACAGGTTCAGGCGCTCTCGTCTTTGCCACCTCTCCGACGCTTGTAACTCCTGTTCTTGGCACCCCAACATCCGGCACTTTGTCCAACTGTACGGTCGATGGTACGGATGCGGTGGGGTTCAGGAATACGCCGGTCAATTCACAGTCAGCGGCTTATACGTTGGTGCTTGCTGATGCTGGCAAAACGATTCTGCACCCTGCTTCTGATAACAATGCTAGGACATTCACAATTCCTGCCAACTCAAGTGTGGTGTATCCGATAGGAACGGTAATCACGTTTGTGAACCTGATTAATACAGTGACGATTGCGATTACCTCGGACACTATGTACTTAGCTGGCCCAGGCACTACGGGGTCACGGACGCTTGCAGCTTATGGTGTGGCATCAGCGGTGAAGGTTGCTTCGACCACTTGGGTTATATCGGGGAATGGACTTACATGACCGGAATACTTAATGCTCTTTTAGGGTTCTTACGCCCTGCGAGATACACCGTCATCCAGACGTTTACTGCTTCGACCACATGGATCTGCCCTGCGGGTGTGACTGAGGTTGAATACTTGGTTGTTGCTGGTGGGGGTGGGGGTGGTCATATTGATGCAGGCGGTGGCGGTGCTGGTGGCTTTAGAACAGGAACAGGCCTAAGCGTTACTGCTGGCACAACCTATACGATTACCATTGGTGGTGGTGGAGCTGGTTCAACTTCTGAGTCTAGAGGTACTTCAGGAAGTGATTCGTCTATTGCTGGTTCGCCGATTACTGAAAATCCTTCTGGTGCTGGAACCAATACATTTAAGGCATATGGTGGTGGCGGTGGCGGGTCATTTGTTTCTAGTGGGCCTGCCGGTGGGTCATCAATTATTAACGGAGCAAGTGGTGGTTCTGGTGGTGGTGGAGGTGGACAAAATACTCCTGCTGCTAATGGTACTGGAGGAACTGGAAATACACCATCGACATCCCCATCACAAGGATCTAATGGCGGAAATGGAGTGTTTGTAGGTGGGTCATATGGTATTGGAGCGGGTGGTGGTGGTGCTAGTGCTACCGGCGCAACAGTAACATCATCGTCTCCAACTGGAGGTAATGGTGGAGCAGGGACGGCATCATCTATTTCTGGTACTTCAGTAACCTATGCTGGTGGCGGTGGGGGTGGGTGTGATAGCCGAAACCCAAATGGAACTACTGGCGGGACTGGTGGTTCTGGTGGTGGTGGTAATGGCGGTTCTGGCACATCGCCCTCTGCAAATGGTAGTGCGGGAACTGTCAATACTGGTGGTGGTGGGGGTGGGGGTGGTTTTAATCCTAGCGCATCAACCAACTTTGGAGGTGCAGGCGGTTCTGGAATTGTCATCCTAAAGTACAACGTACCTTCTCAGACTGTCTTTACCTTTACAACTTCTACAAGTTGGACTTGCCCGACAGGGGTGAGTTCTGTTGACTACCTCGTTGTGGCGGGTGGGGGTGGTGGCGCTCGCAATGCTGGTGGTGGCGGTGGAGCAGGAGGTTTTCGCACAGGCGCTGGTCTTTCTGTAACTGCTGGAACTAATTACACAATTACCGTTGGTGCTGGTGGTGCTGGTGGTACAGGCTCCCCATCATCCAACGGCACAACTGGTGGGTTTTCTTCTATTGCTGGATCGCCTATTTCTGAAAACCCTGCTGGTGCTGGAACAAATACTTTGAAAGCGTATGGCGGTGGTGGGGGTGGTAACGGCTATGGGACTTCCCCTAACAATGGAACGGCCGGTCTTAACGGTGGATCAGGTGGTGGAGGTGGCGCAGGAGGAACTACTGGGGGTGCTGCTGGAACTGGAAATACCCCATCAACAACTCCGTCGCAAGGAACTAATGGTGGAGCAGGGGGAGTAGACAGAGTTGGAAGTGGTGGTGGCGCATCTGCGGCAGGAACAACAGGAGGTACAACGGTTGGCCCTACGGGTGGTGATGGAACAGCCTCATCTATTTCTGGCTCATCAGTAACTTATGCCGGTGGTGGTGGTGGATGTGGATTCAACAACACAGGTGGCACGACTGGTGGTCCTGGTGGTGCTGGCGGTGGTGGTGCTGGCGCAAATAGTTATTTCTTTTCACCAAGTTCAACTGCTAAAAATGGAACACCAGGCACAGTTAATACAGGTGGTGGCGGTGGAAGTGGATCAGGTGGAAATGGAAACGGCGCAGCAGGCGGCTCTGGAATCGTAATCATAAAGATCAATCAATAATGGATACAAAAATATACCGACTCGTAGGCATTGATACTGCAATGCACTTGCTTCGTCCTGGGGCTAAGTGGGAGATCAGCAACACCATGTTTACACGGTGGGAAGACCCTCGGCCTTGCCCTACATGGGAAGAAGTACAAGAGACGATAGAGAAGATTAAAGCATTTGAGGACTCTATCAACACCATCTGGTTGCCGGAGCAAATAGAACAGATCACAGGCCAGCAGAAGATGATTGAGGATGCTATCAATGCTGCATAACCTTTTCCCTCAACCTGTTGGCATCTACAAACTAGACCGTGATCTGACCGCAAAAGAACTGTCGTTTATCAAAGGCCAAGAGACTCGCCCGAACATGGGCAACACAACTTCTGTAGACAACACGATTTTGCGGAACAAGGAACTAACGAAACTCAGAGACTTTATCGAGACTTCTGTTGCGGATTACTTTACGACTGTCCATAACCCCAAGCACAAGGTAGACCTCAAGATCACGCAGTCATGGACTAACTACACAGAGCCAGGCCAATGGCATCACAAACACGCACACCCTAACTCGTTCGTATCTGGCGTGTTCTATCCCCAGGCCAACAGAGAGACGGACAAGATTTACTTCTATCGTGCGGGGTTCCAGCAGATCAAGTTTCCACCTGAGAACTGGAATATCTACAACTCAGAGTCCTGGTGGTTTGAAGTCGGCACAGGTGATCTTGTTCTGTTTCCTTCTAGCCTGGAGCATATGGTAGAGACGGTGCAGGGCAACCAGACCCGCATAAGCCTGTCGTTTAACACCTTCCCTGTAGGAAGTATCGGTGAAGAAGTAAGCCTAACTGGATTACAGATTGGAGAACTAGATGGCGCATTTCGCTAAGATTGAAGATGGAGTGGTGACTCAGGTCATCGTAGTAGACAACAAAGACACAGCCGATGCTGCTGGCGTAGAAAAAGAGCATATCGGTGCTGCGTTCTGCGAGCGTCTATTCGGCGGTGAATGGAAGCAGACCAGCTACAACGGCAATGTCCGCAAGAACTATGCTGGTATTGGCTACACCTACAACGCTGACATTGATGCGTTTGTACCGCCCAAACCCTTTGCGAGTTGGTTTTTGAATAATGAAACAGCCCAATGGGAAGCACCGGTTCCAAGACCTGAAGGTGAGAAAATGTACTCATGGGACGAAGCAACTACATCATGGGTTGAGGTACAGACCGAAACTACGGAGTAAATCATGGCAAGTACGTACAGCCCGCTTAAGATCGAACTCATTGGCACTGGCGAACAAGTAGCTACCTGGGGCCAGACCACCAATACCAACCTGGGCACAACCATCGAGCAGGCCATAGGTGGCAAAGCAGATGTCACGATGTCCAGCACATCTGAGACTTTAACCCTTACCGATACCAATGCGCTTCAAGATGCTCGGGCCTTGTATCTCAATCTCACTGGTACGCCAGGCGGAGCTGCGACTCTTAATGTCCCGGCGGTTCAGAAAGCCTACATAGTTAAAAACGGTACCACTGGGGGATTTGCGGTAACGGTTAAAGTCTCTGGCCAGACTGGTGTATCGGTTCCAAACGGTGCCACGATGCACCTTTATAACAATGGAACGGACGTAGTAAACGCCGTAACCAATCTTCCTGCTGGATCAACGATTGGTGGATCTCCAATTTCTAGCGCATCTGGAACGGTATCTTCCGTGGCCGCTGGCAACGGGATGAGCTTCTCGACGATTACGACGTCAGGATCTGTAACGCTTGGTACGCCTAGTACGCTCAACACAACAACGACTAACAACGTATCTGGATCAACCCACACTCACGCAATCACTACGGCATCTGCTAGTACAGCATCAACGATTGTAGCTAGGGATTCGTTGGGCGGATTTGAAGCTACAACGATTGGCATGACAACCGGCAATATTGGTACGTTGAACGTCGGCACCCAGCTTAACAAAGCTACGATTAGCTACACGACCAACACAGCCAGGACGCTTACGATTCCAGCAGTGACCGGTAACAGAACATTTGCGTTTTTAGAAGAGATTCAGACGTTCACAGCCAATCAGACTATTGGTGCAAATCTTACATTTACGGGTAACAGTCGAAGACTTATAGCGCCTTTTGATGGTGCTCACCAGAACGCCAACGCTTTTTCAGTACAAAACTCAACCACTGATGCTGGTACTGTTTTTGGAATTATTCCCAATGGAACAAATAAAGGTACAGGGTTTTATGCTTATACATCATCAACAGATGCGTTAAATTGCAACTACGGATTTTTATATGCAGACAATACTCAGGTAAAAATAGATTCAAATTCTGTTGGTACGGGGGTTACTACAAAAATACGTATTGATACAGACGATTTTGAGCGAATAACAATTACACCGACTGGGGAGGTTAGCATTAACGACACCCCAATATCAACAACATCGCTTAAGATTGCATCTAATGGGCGCACTTATTCGTTACAAGCGGATAACAGAGTCAAGTTTAATGATGCGTATAGTTTTACCGTAGGCGCTACGAATCGCACGTTGTACATAGACAGCACTGGAGATATAGGTGGCCTGTCTTCTACCCGTGAGTCAAAGACGAACATCGCCCCTATCACTGACGCAAGTTGGTTGATGTCTTTAGAGCCGGTGTCTTACAACCGTCGTGAGCGCAATGAAGACGGGGGCTATACAGATCAGTACAACACAAATACTGAGTTTGGTCTTATTGCTGATGATGTTGTTGGTGTTCGCCCAGAGCTTTGCGTGATGGTCAATGGCAAAGTATCAGGTATCAATTACGAACAACTTATTGCTCCCATGCTTAAAGAGATTCAGACGCTACGTGCAGAAATCAATGCACTCAAGGAGAAGTTAAATGGATAACCAGATTATCTGGTCTGTGTATAACCTAATTCGCACGGTACCAGAGGGGGTTGTTATTACGGTCTGTTGCAATCTTTCTATGGTTGATGGGCAAACTAAAGTCAGCGGGAATGTCAATCAAGAGGTTCCATATAAGTCACCATCAGACCCTGGTTTTATTCCGTTTGACCAGCTTACCGAAGCTGAAACTATTCAATGGGTTCAAGAGCAGCTTGGCCCAGAACAAATAGCAAAATATCAACGTGCCCTACAGATGTCACTGGATGAACGAAAAATCAAAACCGCCCAAGGGGTACCCTGGTAATGAGCGCAGACATCGAACTCTTAAAGATTCAGGCCCGGATAGAGTTAGATAAGTTAGAAGCCCAGGCCGCAGCAAAAGATGTTGCTGGTAAGGCGATCGGCAAACATGGCCTTCCGTACATCACGGTCATAGTCATCATTGGTGTTGTTGCCAGTATCTTCCTAGAAGAAGGCAAGATGGCTGCGGTCATGGGGCTACTTGGCGCCTCTCTCACGGCCCTAATCTCCATGATGAACGGCATCGCCGGTACCGCACCTAAACAAGAACGCCCTGAGTTTGAAGTCATCAAGACCCTGATAGACCGGCTGGACAAGTTGGCTGACAAGGCCGAGCCTATGGCTGTTACAGTTGACGGTGAGCGAGTAACGGTACGGAAAGGCGACGATGTAGTTACTACCGGAAAGGGGAAGTAATGCTACCCATAGCCGCACTACTATCTATCGGGGAAAAGGTTCTCGATAAAGTCATTCCCGACCCTGCTGCTAAAGCCGAGGCCCAGGCCAAACTTATGGAAATGGCTCAGAAGGGCGAGTTAGCGCAGTTAGACTTCCAGGCCAAAGAGATGGACTCTGCACGTGACCGTGAGGTGCAGATTGCCACCAGCGAGTTTGCACCGACTCTGAACAAGATTGTGACCCCCCTGCTGGCCCTAGGCACCGTAACCCTAACCTTCTTGCTCTATGCTGTGATTATCTTTGTAGATGTGGATGAGCAGTCCAAAGACATTTTGATCTACGTTCTGGGGGCACTGACCTCTGCCGTGACGATGGTTCTCGGGTACTACTTCGGCTCGTCGGCTGGCAGCAAAGAAAAGTCCAAGCAGATTGACGATCTATTGGAGAAGAAATGACCCAACTAACAAAGAATTTCTCCCTGGCGGAGATGATTAAATCTGAGACTGCGCTGCGGCATGGCATGGAGAATAACCCCGGCCCGGACGAACTGAACAACCTATTGCAACTCTGCGCCAATGTCCTCCAGCCTATCCGTGACCACTACCAGAAAGGTGTGAAGGTCAACTCGGGCTATCGCTCGCCAGATGTAAATGCTAAAGTGGGCGGGTCAAGAACGTCGGACCATACCCGTGGTATGGCTGCTGACATAGAGATACCGGGGGTGCCCAATGCAGAGCTTGCTACTTATATTAGAGACAACCTGGCTTACACACAGCTTATTTTGGAATTCTATATTCCTGGCGTACCTGACAGTGGTTGGGTTCATGTTAGTTACGATGAGCAGGATCTGAAGAAACAGGTTCTGACGGCCACCAGGAAAGACGGAAAGACCGTATACCTACCAGGATTGGTTGCGTAAATGTTAAGAAAAGTCACTCTTCGCCCAGGCATCAACAGAGATACAACGAACTATGCCAACGAGGGCGGCTACTATGAGTGCGACAAGATCCGTTTCTACTCAGGGTATCCACAGAAGCTAGGCGGCTGGGTTGAGGCAACGTCAGAAAGATTCCTAGGGACTTGCCGTCAGCTCTGGAACTGGGTTACGTCCTACACGGACAATCTGTTAGCGGTTGGTACAGACCAGAAGGTCTACATCGAGGTAGGCGGGATCTTCTACGACATTACGCCCATCCGTAATCCGCTTGCCTCTCCAGATCAGGAATACACATTTAAGACCCCCACTACAGATAACTGTATCGACACGACCAATGGTTCAACTACGGTCAATATCAACATCACTGGGCATGGATGCTTGGTAGGTGACTACATCACAATAGCTGGTGCATCGGACGTAGGCGGTATACCCAGTGCAATTCTTAATGCCGAGCACAAAGTTACAGAAGTCCCGAATAACGACAACTTTAAGATCGTTGTATCTACAGCGGCTACTTCTACAACTACGGGCGGTGGCACGGCCATATTCGTAGGCTGTCAGATACACCCAGGCTTTCCTTTGCAGACCGCAGGTTATGGCTGGGGCACTGGTGGATTTGGTGGCACAACAGGCTTATCTGCCATCGGAACGTTCACCGTTACCATCGCATCCCCGGCTGTTCTTACCTTTGCTACACACACTCCAGTAGATAACACAGTCATCATTCTGAGCACGACCGGCGCCCTTCCAACTGGGCTGACGGCAGGTGTTGCTTATTACATTGTCAATGCTTCTGGTAGTACATGCAGCCTGTCGTTGACTCAGGCCGGCGCAGCAATCAACACCAGCGGAACACAGAGCGGTACCCATAGTGCTCAACTTGTAGCATCTCCAACTGGATGGGGCCTGGCTAGTCCGTTGCCCGTATATCTACCTCAGCGTGACTGGTTCTTTGATAACTTTGACAATGACCTGGTGATGAACATTAGGGCGGTTACTACCGGTTCTGGAATAGCTACCGGTGGTCCGATCTATTACTGGGTTCGTGGTACGACGGTTAACGCCCAGGCTGAGCTGAGCACTAGGGCTGTCTTGTTGTCTGGACTAACCCTTGATGGAGTGGCCCCGGCCGATGTTCCTGAATCCGCTTACCAAATACTTGTATCCCAGAATGATAAGCATCTTCTGGCTTTTGGATGTCAGCCATATGCAGGATCTACAGGCGAATTTGATCCTCTTCTGATTCGTTGGGCCACCCAGGATCAGCCAAACGTATGGACGCCGCTACTGACTAACTCGGCTGGATTCATTCGGGTATCCCGTGGATCGAGGATTGTCCGAGCGCTGCCGACCAGGCAAGAGATTATTGTCTTCACAGATACGCACGTTTATAGCTTCCAGTTCCTAGGCACTATTGAGGTATTTGGCCTCCAGGAGCTGGCAGACAACATTTCGATCATGTCCCCACGGTCTTGTATCTCCGTAAACAACGTAACCTACTGGATGGGGATGGATAAATTCTATGCCTATGATGGTCGGGTGCAGACTCTTCCTTGTACTCTCAGAGAGTACGTCTTCAAAGACATTAACCTGAATCAAGCAGACCAGGTTATCTGCGGGACGAACGAGGGATACAACGAAGTCTGGTGGTTCTATTGCAGCGCAAACTCCAACTGGATTGACCGTTATGTAGTCTTCAACCACCTAGAGAAAGTCTGGTACTACGGGAACATGGTCAGAACGTCCTGGCTCGATGTGTCCTCCAGGGACTATCCAACAGCGACTTACACCGATGAGAATCAAAACCCAGGGATTCTCTACACCCATGAGGTAGGAGTGAACGACGGTGATCTCCCGATGGAGGCGTTTATCCAGTCTTCAGACTTTGACATCGAGGACGGCGAGAAGCTGATGCTGACCAAACGGATGATCCCGGACGTAAATTTCCGTGGGTCTACGGCAGCAAACCCAGAAGTAACCATGGCCATACGGGCTAGGAACTTCCCTGGCGCGGCGTTTACCAACAATGCTTTGAACGAAAAACCGGTCATTCAGACGACTGTCGATCAGTATACGGAACAGGTATTCATTCGTGCCCGAGGCAGACAGATGGCTATGCGGATCAGCTCAGATGGTCTAGGGGTTCAATGGCAACTTGGTATGCCCAGGATCGACGCCCGAGAAGACGGCAAGAGATAAATGGCGCTTATTGGATTCCGGGCACCAGCTCTTCCTCTGCCAAGGGAGCAGTATGACCGTCAGCAGATGGACCAGCTTATCAATGCGCTGCGCCTGTACTTCAACCAACTAGACTCCCTCACCCCGCAGCAGGCCAACTCCTATCGAGCAGACGAGTTCATAGGAGGGATTTTCTCCGGTTCAGCCTATACCGGTGGGACATTTACTGGAACGGTTTTTACTGGCGACAGCTTCAACGGTGACTACTTCAATGGTGGAAACTTCAACGGGGATCAATTTAACGGTGGAGTCTTTGCCGGCCAGGGAAGAAGGCTTGTATTTCCACACATTTCCGCATCAGATAGTACAGACCAGATCGCCGGTGGGAACGATACGCCGACGGTGGTTAAGTGGAATACCCTGGACTCAGGTTTTGGATGGACGCTTAACTCGCCAGGTTCTGCAACAGCGGATTATGCTGGGGTATTTACCATTCGGTATAGCTTGCAGTTCATCAATACCGCAAACGCCATTCACTACGCTACCGTATGGTTGAAGGTAAATGGTAGTGATGTAGCTAATTCAGCAACAATCTTCACAATACCTGCACGAAAAAGTGCATCCCCTAACGAAGAAGGTTATTTAGCAGCCTATTCTGAAGCCACTTTTACGGTTCAGATTGGCGATGAAGTAGAGCTTTACTGGGCCACAGATCAAGCTTATAACTCGACCGGGCCTGTCGATGGGGTATATATGTTCCACGATGTCGCACAGACAACCCCGTATGTTCGTCCAGCCATACCGTCGGCAATAGGATCAATCAGTTTTGTATCAGCAGTAGAGAGCGTAAGCGTAAAACCTGGGGTAAAAGCAGTCCTGCTTTCTGGTTCTTTACCCACGGTTACAACCTAGTCAACAGTAGCTAAATCACGGATAATACGGTTAGTCAAGCATTTAGGAGGCTTTTATGGGTACGGGCGTAGGCGAGGCAATGATCATTGGTGCTGTAACTGGCGCCGGTACTTCTGCCATTACAGGTGGAGATCCACTCAAAGGGGCGCTTCTTGGTGCTGCCGGGGGTGGCGTAGGAGCCGGGATTGCCGGTGCTGGTACAGGGGCGGCATCTGGGGCAGCTGGTGGAGCGGGAAGTGCAGCAGCTCCGATAACCACAGCAAGCACCACGGGTGCAACAACCGGAGCTACAGCAGGTTCAGCAGCGCCGATTACCACTTCTATGGCTCCAGAGGCAGCAGTAGTTGGGGCTGGAAATGTAGGTGGTACGGCAGCAGCAACACCGACGTTTTATAGTGACCTAAGTGTTTTAACTCCAGGTGAGATGGGAATAAATGCAGCCCAAGCTCCAGCGGCAGGATCTCCTACTTTCCCGTCGATTAACTCGTTCTACGCTAGGAACCCGGTATTGATGCCTGCTGGTTTGGGCGCAGCTACTACAGCGATTGGGCAGTCTTATGACGTAGAGGGGCTTCCTGAGCCAGAAAAATACAGCGGCCCTCTAAGTCGATTCCGTTACGACCCGGACAAATATCGTTCAGCCATGGCCGGTGGTGGCCTGGCAGACTCCGCAGTAGCTCAGCGCTACATGAGGGGCGGGCATCTTGGTTCCTACTCAGATGGTGGACGGTTGCTCAAAGGACCAGGCGATGGCATGTCAGACAACATCCCGGCACGTATTGGGGCTAAGCAGCCCGCTCGTTTAGCAGACGGTGAGTTTGTAGTGCCTGCCGATGTCGTCTCAGGAATTGGCAACGGGTCAACCGATGCTGGTGCTCGTAAGCTCTACGCCATGATGGACAAGGTTCGCAAAGCTCGTACAGGAACCAAGCGTCAGGGCAAGGAGATCAACCCCAATAAGTACATGCCAGCCTAGGAGATAGAGATGGGCGGAATTTCAGCCGGGGCAATATCTAACCAAATGTACCAGCCACAAAGTCCTTATTACGACCCATACACCGCTTCACGCCGGCCTGACTACATGCCGTTTGGTCCAAACCAACAGTTTTATCAGCCGATCTATCAGCCTAGCTATGCTCAGTTCTCCCCGTTTGGTTACGGCCAAGCGCCCTTTGGTGGGTTTTATCAACCGCCGATGATGGGGATGATGGGGCGTGGCAGAGGGCTTCAAATGGGTGGCCAGCGAATGGGCATGGCGCCTAGAGGCATGTTTACCAACTACGGGGACATGTTTGGTGGCCAAGCAACGTACCTGACAGAGCCGCGAGCAATGGACCACGGAATGCTCGGTGGGGCGCCTATTAACTATGAACTTCCAACTGGACCAGAAGCAACGTTCCAACCCATGAGACCCCCCATGCCGGTGCAGACTCAATATCGGCCTATTCCATACATGACTCAATCTCAGATTGATGCAAGACAAAATATGTTTGGGAATCCTGGTGGGTCGATTGGCGCAACGCCATCTGACGGTGGTGGTGGCGGATACGGAGACGGCGGCATTGGTGGGGGACCATCTTCTGCTGCTGTTGGTGGTGGATATAGCGGTCCAGGTAGCGTAGGACCAGAAGGGGCAACATCAACTGGTGGCATGGGTCCAGGAGATAGTGGTGTTGGCGTTGGAATGGGCGCCGATAGCGATGGAGCAGGAGTGTTCAAAGGCGGAGGTCGGGTAAGAAAGCAGAACTATGGTGGTATAGACGCTCTTCTTAGAAAATGAACCTAAACATCCAGGTTGTAGATACAAACTACATCAGCCAGATTTGGAATCAGGTAGACCAGTATTTAATAGATGCACTAATAAAAGATAACGACGCCCCTGACTGGAGTAACTGTTACAACATTCATCATGTCCAGGGGTTTCTGACTAGCGGTATGTGGTTGTTGTTGGTAGCGGTAGATGAGGAAGGAAAGATCCACGGTGCCGCAACAGTGTCATTTGCGAACTATCCGATGGCCAGGGTAGCGTTCATCACACTGATAGGAGGTCGGATGATCTCCAATAGCAACACGTTTGAGCAGCTGAAGATGATTCTAAAGCAGCGCGGGGCGACAAAAGTCCAAGGGTACGGTAGAGAATCTATCGTTCGATTGTGGAAGAGATACGGCTTTGAGCCACGAACTACTTTAGTGGAAGTACAACTATGAGATACGATCACTTTTCAATGCTGCCCGAACGGGCTTTCCAAAAGCGGCCATTTGGCGGCATGACCCTAGAGGGTGGCGGTAGTGGTGGCGGCGGTCACACGACTAGCACGGTCACTCAATCTTCCATCCCTGATTGGTTAAGACCTCAGACTGAAGCGCTTCTTGGTGCTGCAACACAAGAGACCTTCCAGACTCAGAAGACTCCAGAGGGCACTTATGAGATCACTGGTGTCAAACCATTCGTTCCGTATAGCGCAGATCCCCGAGATTACTTTGCCCCGTTTAGCCCACAGCAACAACAGGTAATGTATGAAGCATCCCAGATGCAACGGCCTGGTGGGTTTGGTGTTGGCCAACAAATGGTTGGTGGTGCTGGTATGGGCGGCATGGGTAGTGCTGGTGCAGCATATGACTACGGCCAGATGGGTGCTGGATACGGCGCTCAAGGATCTCGGTTTGGCGGCCTAGGTGCTGGATACGGAATGATGGGCGCCGGCATGGCTCCTGAAGCTCAGTTATATGGCCGTACCGCAGCAGACATTGGTTCGATGGGTCTCCGTGCAGAAGAGCTTGGCCGTGACGTAGGCGAAGAAGCTCGCCAGTATGCTCGTCAAGCAGCAAGTATGAGTGGTACCTATGAGCGCATGGCAACAGACCCACGGTCTATCCAAGCCTACATGTCTCCGTATCAACAAGGTGTCACAGAGGTTGCTAAACGCAAGGCGATTGATGACGCTCAACGTGCTCAACTAGGTCAGAACCTTGGAGCGGTTAGGACGGGTACATACGGTGGCGCTCGTCAGGCGCTTCTCCAAGGACAGAGGGAGGCCGGCCTACAACAACAGCTCAGCGACATTCAAGCTCAAGGACTCCAGCGGGCGTTTGAACAAGCTCAGCAGGCACAACAGTTTGGTGTTACGGCTGGTATGCAGGGACTCCAAGGTGCCCAGGCAGGACTTGGAACCGCTCTTCAGGGTGGTCAGCTAGGACTCTCTGGTATTGGCCAGGCAATAAGTGGTCAAGAGGCTGGGCTTCGTGGGCTTGGACAGGCCGGTCAACTTTATGGACTTGGTATGCAAGGTGCTGGTGTTGGCATCCAAGGTGCTCAAGCAGGTATGCAAGGGGCGGGTGTTGGCCTTCAAGGGGTATCTGGTGCTCAGGCTGGATACGGCCTTATGGGTCAGATGGGCCGGTCACTCGCAGATATTGCTCAGCAGCAACAGGCAGCAGACTTGGCTCGGATGCAGTTCCAGCAGCAGGTAGGTGCAACGCAGCAAGAGCAGCAGCAACAGATGATCAATCAGGCAATCCAAAACTATGCGATGGCGCAGCAGTACCCGCAGCAGCAGCTTGCCGCATACAACGCCTTACTACGCGGATACCAGACGCCGGTCACTACGGTATCTCAGTACCAGGCTTCCCCAAGCCCCGTCTCTCAACTTGCTGGTCTCGGACTTACAGGTGCGGCAGCATACGGCATGGCAACCGGAAAGAAGAAGGGAGGCGAGATTAAAGAAGGTATAGACTCCCTAGCACTGAAGAAAGCTATGAAAAAGGTGGCAGCATGATCGGAAGCACACTCAGCCGTGTTCAGACGGCAGAAAAGCTCAGCATCCCGCAGCTTCAGCAGGCCATTCAGTCTGGGACTATCCCGGCCTATATGGGCGTTCCTCTCCTGGAAGAGAAGATCCAGTTTGAACAGAGGATGCGTTCAGCCGCAGCAGCCCGCATGGCTCAGGGTCAGCAGCCCACCATTGCCGAACAGGTCATGGACCAGGCCCAGATGGTTGATGGCGGCATAGACCAGATCCCCATCGAGACACCAGAGTTCGCAGGTGGTGGCATCGTAGCGTTCAGTGCAGGAGATAAGGTTCAGTCCGATGAGATGCTCCTGGAGCAAGCCATTAATTCTTTGGTGCAGCGCGATCCATCTATCAATGCCAACTTTATTCGGCAGGCATATGCAAGTGCGCCACCTGAAAGACGAGAGCAACTCCTTGCTCAGTTAAGAGACAGCGAGGCGGCAAAGTTTGCGCGTCAAGGAACAGGCGTTCCAATGACTCCCAATCAGGGTATTGCCGGCGCAGACATGGATAGGGAAGCAGCTAAGTTTGCTCGGCAGGGTACAGGCGTACCAGGCACTCCGCCCAAAGACACAGGCATTGCCCCCGAGATGGATGAAGAGAAAGCCATGCCTGATGCTGGTATCTCGTCTATTCCTATCTCCCCGATCATTAAGCGGGCTGGTGAGATGGCTACGGCCCTCCGTGGGACTGAAGAAGCCACCCCGATTCCGACCATTGAACAGGCTGGTAAGCAGACAAGCGACCTTCTCAAAGCATCTGGATATGACGAGAATGTTCTTGGAAACATTCAGAGAGAGATTGCATCGCAGCGTGAATCTCTGGCCAAAGATAAGGTCGAGGCACGTAACTTCCGTCTCCTTGAGATGGGCCTTGGGATCATGGCTGGCACATCGCCTAACGCCTTTGAGAACATTGGCAAGGGCGCAGCACCTGGCTTGAAGGGACTCGCCTCTGACATCAAGGATCTACAGAAGGCTGAGCGTGAGTTCAAACTGGCCGAGCAGAACCTTATGCTCAAGCAGAATGAAGCTGCCATGGGTAAAGCCAAGATCACTCAAGGCACCATTGATAAGGCTCAAGAGCGGGCTGACAAGAAGGCTGAGAAGTTTGACCAACTCAAAGCAGATCTTGCCAAGACGATGCTTACCACCGAGGCGCAGGAGCGTTTGGCTCGGGCGGCATATGGTTCAAAACTTACAGACTTCGATAAACAGTGGAAACTGTACTCACGTGAGGCTAAAGCTAAAGGTGAAGAGCCAACGTTCACAGGATTCCAGACTGCTATTGGAGATCGTCCGTTGACCATGAAGGACGCTCTAGCTGCCGCCAGACAAGACATAGGCGCTGAAGGCACTATAGAAAGCCGTGCCCGTCAGATGGTGGAAGACGACCGGAGATACAGGGCAGCTCAACGAGGCGCCCCTGGAAAAACTGCCTTATCTACGCAAGATCAACAAGCATTAGCGTGGGCAAACTCAAATCCGAATGACCCAAGGGCAAAGCAGATTAAAGAACATCTTGGAGTTAAATAATGGCTTTCGATCCAGACGCATACCTGCGGGGGATTAGTTCGACAGAATTTGATCCAGACAAGTATCTAACTGGCATTGGGATTAAGCCGCCAGAAGAAAAAGGATTCCTTGAGTCCGTCTTTGGAGTAACGCCGAAACAGTTTGCTGAAGCGGCCAAGCCAGAGTCTTTTACCAGGGAAGTTCTTGACGTTCCTCTTAAAATTGCTGAAGGGACTGTATCAACGACCCGCGCTATTACGGAAGCATTTGGTGCCAACAATGCTGCTGCTCAAAACATTCGTGGCGTAGAGAAGTACCTTGCTGAACTAGCGTCTGCACAGTCCAAACAGGACTCTCAGGCGATTGCCGCCATCATGAAGGATGCGGAAGACAAGGGACTTGGTGAACAACTTAAAGCCGCGCTATCTGCATTTGCCACGGCTCCGGTTGACTTCCTTGCTCAAGCTGCTGGATCGTCCGTTCCTATTCTGTTGGGCGCCGTTGCTGGTTTGCCAGGCTTAGTTACCACCGCTGGATTGACGGGCGCTGGCGTAGTCAAAGGCACGATATATGACACCGTCAAAGAAGAACTTAAGAAGGCCGGCGCATCAGAGAAGGAAGCTGAAGAGCGGGCTATAGCTGCTCAAGAGTACGGCGGTGAAAACCTTGACATGATTCTTGCCGGCACGGCTCTTGGTGCTGTTGCTGGTAGGACTGGTGTTGAGAAATACATTCTTGGAAAGATCGCGGCAAAGCAAGCGGCTCAACAGGCTGCTCAAAAGGGCGCTGTTCGTCAGGCGGTAGAAACCGGCGTGACAGAGGCTGTTCCAGAGGCTATTCAGGCTGGACAGGAACAATTGGCGGCTAACATTGCTGCTCAAAGAGAAGGGCTTGATGTACCGACATTTCGAGGCGTAGCTGGTCAGGCTGCATTAGAGGCTATTGCAGGTGGTGCTCTGGGTGCTGGTATTGGAGCTGCTGGTGAAGCTGGTCCTGCCGCTCCTCCTATCCCTCCTACCGCAACTCCGCCAGCTGCCGCTGCACCGACGCCTGCTGCACCACCAGCCGCAGTTACTCCTGTAACTCCCACGGGCGCTGCTCCTGGGGCCGCTCCAGTCGTACCTCTTTCTCCAGGGCCAGACCTTCTTGGTGGATATGCAGACGCTGGAAACAACGTCGAGGTGAGGATAACTCCAACACCAGATGGGAGGTTCCAGGTCATATACGTAGATGGGAACTCTGGGCAGTCTTCTGATGCCGGTATATTCGATGACTTTGATGGCGCCAATTCAACGGCGGCAATGCTCGTTGGTGTAAATCCAGCCACCTTTGCTCCGCCAACGGCGCCCACTCCTCCTGCAACTCCCACTCCACCAACAACGCCGGTTTCAACGACGCCTACGCCGCCCATGGTTCCTGTTGGTACTACGCCGACACCACCGACCGGTGTTCCTCCTACTTCTGGATTGACTCCTCCATCCATCCCAACAGGCACGACGCCTGGTGTTCCACCTACGATAAAGCCGACGGAGTTCACGCCGGAAGAACAGCAAGCTCTGGATAACTATTTTCAGGGGCAGGTACCAAATGCTCAGACGATATTCCAGAACCGCGATAGGTCTGGGAAAGGGTCGGTTGCTCAGATGCAGAAGATTGCATCAGCACCAGACTACTCACTCGTTGGCCCGTCCAAGGTTTTGGCTGAAGGTGCTCCTGTAATCATCAGTGACATAAACATCCCAAGTGAGTTTCTTGGACGTACTGATATGGCCACGGCGTCTAATGGGCAGAGATTCCCAGTTCGCTATGCAGTCGTACCGGCAACAGAAGTGTTTACGTCTAACCTTGCAGATGGAACAGTCAATCCATTTTACGGAGACTTAAGTGTCCCTGGTATCAGGGCCGTCGCTGGCAATGGTCGTATCGCTGGAATACAAGAGGCATACAACCGCAAGACGACAGATAAGTATCGTAATGAACTAATCAACGATCCTTCTCATGGTGTCAGTCAAGAGGTCATCGCTGCCATACCAAACCCAGTCCTCGTTCGGATCATGCCGAAAGGGCTGGTACCGGAAAACATTGGCGACTTATCAAACGTATCTGGTATCGCTGGACTTGAACCTGTAGACAGGGCGAAGAACGACCTCAATAGGCTTGCTGGTAAGTTCGACCTTACTGGTTTGCAATTCACCGAAGAGGGAGTCCCGCAGCTCTCTACTCTGAGACAGTTCATCCAGGCCATGCCGGAGAGTGAGCAGTCAGAGTTAATTAACAAGTCCACCGGGCTTCCAACCCCGGAGGCTAGTGCTCGACTGTTAAACGCCATCTTCTACGGCGCCTATGAGAATGATGCGCTTATAGATCTGTACGCAGCAACCACAAACCCAGACGCAAAGATGTATCTCAACAGTCTGGCTAAGGTTGCTCCAAAGATGGTCAAACTATCAGGGGCGGGCGATTACGACATTCGCTCCAAGGTTGTAGAGGGTATTGAGAACCTTGTATCTGCTGTACGCCAGGGCGTTCCTATCAAGGAAATGCCCACCTTTGTGAAGCAGGGCGCTATTGGATTAGACCCATATGCCCAGAAGATCATGGAGTTCATTGCTGACAGTGGGCGTTCTACCAAGCGCATTGCTGAAGGACTATCTCGTCTTGCCGATGCGGCCATGGATGCAAGCCAGGTATCGCAAGAGCCAGATATGTTTGGGCAGGTTCCTCCTCGGCCTACGCTAGATCAGGTATTTGAGTCTCTCAAAGAAATAGAACAAGAGCCAGATTTATTTGGTGAACCTACAGAGGTCAAGCCACCCGAGCCACCAGCTCCAAAAGAATTTAAAGCGGAGATAGAAAAATCTGCGGAACAGATTTATGACGAGATAAAAAAACTAGATGTACCTGGGTTGGCTAAGTGGGCAGTTGATAACGCGCCAAACGAACTAGCGAAAGAAATAGCATCCAAGATTAAAAACAGAATCAAGGATTTTTCTTCTCGCGGTATAGAGATGAATGGCCCAATCATCCTTAACGACAGCCGTCGTGTCCAAGGATATAAGGGCAAGGTAACTTACAGACTGAACATAGATGGATTCAAGTTTGACTATCGCCTGAATGGTTTGGTGCAAGGAAAAAAGGCGCCTCGCGGCAATGGGCTGGAGTATCAAACTATTTTGCATGAGCTGATTCATGCGGCAACAGTTATCCAGACAGCGGGGCTAAAAAAATCAGATCCACGAATAAAAGAACTTGAAAGTCTTCGTCAAGAACTGAGAACCAAGTTTAGAGAAGAATTAAAAGCAAACAAGTACGATCCGGTTAAAGATGAAAAATTCATTTTTAAAGTTACGTACACGCTATCAAACATAGATGAATTGATGGCAATGGGGATGTCTGAGGGTGATGTTCAAAATTACTTAAAAGACATCCAAGTAAGTAAACAATTTACAGCTTTTGGCAAGCTGGTAGATATTGCTCGTCGCATACTTGGTCTTCCGACAAACACTTTATCTGCGCTTGAAGCTCTTGTTAGCACCTCAGATAAGTTGCTTTCTAGTCCGTTGGTCGAGCTAGATAAAGATTTGAGAGAGCTTGGAAGAACCAAGGTAAGCCCAAGATCTGTGGAGGCTAAAGAAACTATTACCATAGACGTAGCCAGCCCCCAGACAGATCTCTTTGGTGATGACGCCAAGACTCTTAACCAGATAAACGAAGAACTCCCCAAGGCTAAGAAGAAGCTACCTCCTGGGCGTTCACCTGAGCTTGCTGCTATGGCTGAACAGCTCCAGGCTGGCCTGCTTACCAAAGAGGAATACGACGCAGCGGTCAACAAGTATCGTCCTATCCCCGTCTATACAGAGCCGCTTGTCCCTGCGACCGATGAGCAGGTAGTCAATGCCCTGTCCTCAGACAAGAAGCCCAAGGCGAACGTATCTATCCCCGATGGAACCAAGGTTGGTCTGCGCTTAGACATACCAGCCTGGAACAATCACAAGACGTTCGTTGTATCCATACATGAGGGCCGGCCTAAATCAACGTCGGCAAAGCCTGGTTTAGCCATTGGATACCGCAGCGTAGCGATGGTAAAGAATGTTACGTTTGCTCTGAGCAATCAGGCCAAAGCCCTAGAGATTGCCGCTGGCCAGGCCAAAGATGCCCTTCAGACCATGGAAGGGGAGTACGTCAACGTATCTCCAGCCGAAGCCTATCAAATGGCGCAGCAGGCTATTAAAGATCCACGGTATGTCCAGTTAGGTTTTGATCCGACAAGACATGCCTACTTCTTTGATAGGGCCACTACTCTTCCAGTGGTCAAGGCTGATGCAGTTCTCCAGATCGGTAACATGATCTTGGCCCGTGGTGTTGAGTATGGTTCCAAGCAGAACTTCCTCTACAACATTGATGCTACGACTCCTGTAACAGAGGTTGAAGTTGATGCTGGACGTATTGCATCAAGGGACGAGCAGATTGTTGAGTACACCCGTCTCCGTGCTAAGCGCAGCCAGCTAGTCAAAGAATACGTAGCCCAGGGTCCAAGCATTGAATTGCAGCGCAACATTGCTCTTACAGATGAGCTTGCCAAGCAGCTCAAAGAAGACATTGATGCCACCGCTGAACCTTCCCGTAGTCCTGAGAACTTCCTGCGTCGTGCTCTTGATGCCTATGAGAAGGGTGATCTCAGCCCAGAGGTGTTAGCGACTATCCGTGATGCGTATGTTAAGACGCCGTGGGTTCTCAACGGTCTGCGTCTGTCTGTCAGGAAACCAAAGGAAGACAAGTCTTCAGGAAACTTCCAGCCGTTTGCTAGGGTGGTGACTCTATGGAATGGAACGTCGGGGATTGAAGATCCTTCTACTGTCCGTCACGAAATCATGCACTCGCTTGAGCAGATGATGACCGCTGAACAGAAGAAGGTTGTCTTGGATTCCTGGAGAAGCGCCTTTGATGCGGCGGTCAAAAAGAACAAAGATGCTCAGTCACAGGCGTTTTTTAAGAATGTCATCGAGTTCTTAGATACTCCTAGTGATGCGTCCTTTGCTGCGGCTGTCCAATCCATGCCGTCTTATGACTTCTATCAGTACCTCAGTCCATCAGAATATTGGGCGATCAATGCTGAGAAGCTCTTTGCTGCCAAGCTAGGTACTCAGTGGGAGCGGTTTAAGTCTGCGGTGCGTAAGCTCATAGAGTCCATGAAGAAGGTCTTTGGATTCGACAATCGTCTTGGCGTACACAAAGTCTTTGATCGCCTGATGAAAGATCAGCCAGAGCGCATGGATAACAAGTCTCTCGTAGACTTTGTTACAGAGACGGGTGTTCGGGCGATGGTTCCCCAAAATGTCAGCAAGAATATCTTTGGCCAGCCCATGCCCAAGGCGACCTGGGGATCTCCTGATGAGTCGAAGATCGATGACATTCTCTACGTTCTCCAAGACAAGAACATTGATACAAAGCGGGTTGTTCAAAAGATTACGGCGCAACGTAAGAGCCTGATTGATTCCTGGAACCCGTATCTCCAAGAGGAGTTGTATCACGGCAGGACGGCCAAACAGACAGAAGACTTCTTGAAGGATGAGCTTGAGCCATTGATGAAGGCGCTGCGTGATCGCAAGCTAACCATGGATCAGGTAGAAGAGTACCTACAGAATCGCCATGCTGAAGAGCGCAATATCCAAAACGCTAAACGTGATCCGACCATGCCTGACGGGGGATCAGGAATCCTCACGGCAGACGCTAAGAAGTATCTAGCAGCTCTTACCCCGCAGCAGAAGAAAGCCTTTGATGACGTTGCCAAGATGGTTGATGACATCGTCAAGGGGACGCAAGATCTTATTGTCTCCAGCGGCCAAGAGAAGCAAGAGGTAATTGACAATTGGAACAAGGCTTACAAGCACTATGTTCCGCTAAACCGGGAAGAAGCTGACTACGATGTCAAGAACGTTGGTGTCGGCGTTGGGTCTGGTTTTGCTATCAAAGGACCGTTCAGCAGGGCATCTGTAGGATCTGGACGTAAGGTTGTAGACATCTTGGCTAACGTTGCTATGCAGCGGGAGCGGGCCATCATCCGGGCAGAGAAGCTCCGTGTGGCCAAGGCTGTCTATGCTCTGGCGGTGACTAATCCCAATCCTGGGTTCTGGTTGCCATACGATCCTTACATCAAGAAAGATCCGCAGCAGCTAATCAATGATCTTATCTCGATGGGGATCAACCCGTCTGACGCGCAAAACATTGCCAACACGCCGACCCGCAGGGATGTTGATCCGGCAACAAATACAGTCAAAGAGGTTCCAAACGAGCGGTTGATCACAAGCGCACTGTCTTTGCCTATCCGCATCAACGGAGAAGAGAAGTTTCTAATTTTTAACTCCAAAGATCCTCGGGCAGTGAGGATGGTGGAGTCGTTGAAGAATCTGGACGTTGATCAGCTCAGTAAAGCTCTGAGTATTTCTCAGGCGTTTACTCAATATTTCGCCAAGATCAACACGCAGTACAACCCAATTTTCGGCGGCATCAACTTCTTGCGCGACGTTCAAGGTGCAATGCTACAGCTCAGCACTACGCCAATTGCCGGGAAGCAAAAGCAAGTTCTTGCTGGTGTTATGCCCGCTCTTCGCGGAATCTACGGAGAAGAAAGAGCTAAGCGTAAGGGTCAGCCTTCTACGAATCGTCCCTGGGCGCAGCTCTGGGAAGAGTTCCAGAAAGAAGGGGCGCAGACCGGCTTTAGAGATATGTTTAGCCGTAGTCAAGAGCGGGCAGAGGCATTGCAACGCATCCTCGACCCATCATCTTGGACGAAAAGCAAACTTGGGAAAATCTTTACGGCTGGCGGAACACTCAAAGTTCCCGCAGAGATAGCTCGTAAAGCAGCCACCCCACTCTTTGACTGGTTGTCTGACTATAACCAGACGATGGAGAACGCGGTTCGTCTCTCTGCGTATAAGGTAGCGCTCGACCAAGGCATGACCAAGCAGCAGGCAGCGTCAGTGGCCAAGAACCTTACGGTGAACTTTAACCGCAAGGGACAGATTGGCCGGCAGATGGGTGCTCTGTATGCGTTCTTCAATGCCTCCGTCCAGGGTACAGTCAGGATGTATGACACGCTCAAAGGCCCGGCTGGAATAAAAATTATTGGGGGCGGTATTATCCTTGGAATACTTCAAGCCATGGCGCTTGCAGCGGCAGGTTTTGATGAAGATGAGCCACCGGAGTTTGTGAAAGAGCGGAACATTGTTCTGCCGATTGGCGGATCAAAGTACATTACCATTCCAATGCCTTTGGGATACAACGTTATCCCTAACACAAGCCGAATTGCTACAGAGTGGGCGATTTCTGGGTTCAAAGATACGCCCAAGCGGATTAGCAGCATCCTCTCGGCAACGTTGGATATGTTCAACCCGCTTGGCAATGCCGGGTGGTCGGCTCAAACGATAACCCCTACCGCCCTAGATCCTGTTATTGCTCTTACGGAGAACGTAGATTGGACTGGTAAGCCGATTGCCAAGGAAGACATCTCTGGGCTTGATCCTACCCCTGGGTATACACGGGCTAGAGAGACGGCCAGCATTGTTGGCAAGGGCCTGTCTGAGTTCCTGAACTATGCCTCTGGTGGAACAAAGTACACCCCTGGAGTAGTGAGTCCCACCCCAGATCAGATTGACTACCTGATAGGTCAGTTTACTGGTGGTGTTGGCCGTGAGGTTATGAAGGTTGAACAGACTCTTCGTAGCCAAGTTACAGGCGAAGATCTGCCGATCTATAAGGTGCCCCTGATTGGACGCTTTGTTGGCGACACCCAGGGTCTTGCTGCCGAGCGTAACCGCTTCTACAACAACATCATGCAGCTCAATAAACATGAGCGGGAGATCAAAGGTAGACGCGAGAACCGGGAGAACGTCCAGGAGTACCTGATGGACAATCCAGACGCCAGGCTCTTCTCTTACGCCAATCAGGTCGAGCGTAACCTCCAGGCCCTCCGTAAGCGCCGGGATGCTCTGTTAGAGAAGGATGCCCCGAAGGAGCAGGTCAAGGCGGTAGAGAATCAGATCGCTGTCCAGATGAAGCGGTTCAACGACAGGGTAGCGGCAGCTCAGAGATAAGCTCTCCGTAGCCACTCAGCTAGGAGAAGGGCTTCTGCCCTGCCGTTATCCTTCACTCTTTCAAGAGGGGAGTCTGGCCATAGCTCTCGGGCCATGACCAGGCTGTCCTTCTTGTCTGCCGTCAGTCCCATATCCTTCTTCCAGACCCTGGGCGGAACAAGTTCAAACTGAGAGAACCGCGTTGCGATTGCAATGGCAGCGCCATAGGCCATCCCAAACTTGAAGGAGCTTGATACGCCCTGCTTGGGCATAGCGTGTACGGCCTCCACCACCACCATCACATCGTCTAATTGCCTGGCCTGCATGATGTCTCGGGACACTTGATTGGTGTCTATCCAGCGGTCGTTATGCTTCATATCCCCGCAGGCAACGAAGTCTCCTCGATGATTTACAAGGCCCCATGCACCGGTGAATCCAGGGTCAATTCCAAGGTAGAGCATAATTTTTCCTTATAAATCAATATGTTGTACTGTAACATAATGTTACAGTACAGACGGACAGAAATATTTTTGGAACTTAGTTGCTATATGCACGATCAGAAGCTAGTATATTGCATAGGAACGATATAACAGGAGAGCACATGAAGCTAACGAACAAGCACAACATACCAGAGACGTTCATCAATGTCTTGAAGCGCCCGACTTATTCAAAAGGTAAGGCCCACCTCTCGGCTACGCAGCTACTCAACAGCCCGAAGATTGTGGCTCTGACCAAGAAATTTGAAGACGAGTTGGAACAGGACGTAGCTGACATGGTATGGAGTATCTTTGGTACAGCCGTTCATGGCGTACTGGAGCATGGCAAGGCAGACAACCATATCGTTGAGGAGCGGCTACACGCTACCCTGGAGGGCTGGCGGATCTCTGGTGCCGTAGACCTACAGATCCTGGATGACCAGGGTGGGATTGCCATACGGGACTACAAGACCACTTCGGCATGGGCGGTGATGAACGAGAAGATAGACTGGGAAAACCAGTTGAACATCTACGCCTGGCTGGTTGAGACGGTTAAGCATGACCATCATGTGAGTAACCTGGGCATCGTAGCCATCATCCGGGACTGGTCGCGGCGGGAGGCAGCAAAGAACCCAGACTATCCTCAAGCCCCCATCAAAGAGATCCCTATCAAGCTATGGCCCTATCAGGATCGAGAGGAGTACATAGCCAAGCGGTTGGCCTTGCACTCGGCCTGTGAGTTTGCCATGGAGACAGATGAGGATCTACCCCCATGCACCCCTGATGAGATGTGGGAGCGGCCTACAACCTACGCTATCAAGAAGAAGGGTGGCGTCCGGGCTATCAAGGTATATGAAGTCAAGGAGGAAGCGGAGGCTGCGCTCGATCCCAAGACGCAAGAGTTGGAGGTCCGTCCGGGCAGTCGGACCCGTTGTGAATCATTCTGCCCAGTCAACATGTACTGCCAACAATGGCGGGACTATCAGGAGAGTATCAATGGAAACAAGACAGGAACTGCTGCTTAAGTTCATGTTGGCCTTAGCGTCTAACGCGGAGGTCATGGATTGGCTAGGCGATCCAGAGTTCACAAAAGACCTAGCGAACTGCGCTACGGCGTTGGTTGATGAATACTACAAAAGGATTTCTTGATGACTGTCTACGCAAAACTACAACAAGCCCGAGTCAAGTTACAGGGTCGCAAACTTACCAAGTCAGGGAAGAACAAGTTTGCAGGGTACGAATACTTTGAACTGGGAGACTTCCTTCCAGCTATCCAAGAGATCTGTAACGAAGTGGGTCTCTGCGGGGTTGTCTCCTACACCGCGAACAACGCCTTCCTGAACATCTATGACACGACCAATAGCGAGTGCATAGTCTTTAGTTCTCCCATGTCATCGGCTGAACTGAAGGGCTGTCATGCCGTCCAGAACCTTGGAGCCGTACAGACTTATCTCCGTCGGTATCTGTGGACGAACGCCTTTGAGATCGTCGAGCACGATGCCCTGGATGCCACGACGGGAGAGGAAGTTAAACCTACTCCTAAGCCCACGCCTAAGCCTGAACCAAAGGTCGAGCCAAAGGCAGAAGTCAAAGAGGCGCCAAAGAAGATCGTAGGCAGAGAAGGGGCCTGGCAGATCGTTGCCCCGGCTGAGCCAGAGGGAGATCCTACTGAGTGGCTGGAGTTGGTTAAGAGAGCCTCTCATATCGCCTTAGAAGCGGCTGGTTCGCAAGACGACGTCATGTCTATCTACCGCAATAACAAGACGCTCTTTGAGGCTGTGAAGAACGTTGACGCGGTGTTCCACAAAGATCTAATGGCAGTCTTTACCAACGCTAAGAACAAGTTCCAGGAGGCAGCATGACTTATCAGAACAAACCCAATACTGGCAAACTGTTTATCAACGAATACAAAGAGAAAGACAGCCACCCAGATAGGAAGGGAAGTCTTTATCTGGATCGTGAGTTCCTTGCCAAGATGCTTGAACAGACAGACGAGCTTGTCGTCGTAGAAATAACCGCGTGGGAAAACATTAGTGCTACCGGCAAAGAATACCTTGGTCTCAAAATCCAGGCCCCCAGGCCAGCCAAAGAAAAGCCCGAGCCTAAGCCTGAGCCAAAGCCGGAACCACAAGAACCAGTAGAAGATGACTTTCCCTTCTAGCCATGGACGTACTTAAATTTGAGGGAGTAAAGATCGCCTTGAAGCAGGACAAGAATGGTTATGTCCTGACTCTTGGCGTCCACCCTGACGATGTTCCAGAGAACCTGCTGCGGGATTACATAGGGGCTAGGTATCAGGTAGTCATGGTTCGCCTGAACCTAGTCGAAGAACCTATGGATCGGCAGCAAGAGTTTGAAGGTGACAAGGCTGTCCGTATTGCCGGGATGCTATGCCGGAATCCTAAGTTCTGGGAATACCTGGAAGAGAAGAACGAGATTATGGAAGCCACAGAAGAAGAGGCTACCGAGTTCTTGCGTATGCACCTGGAGGTTCAGTCCCGGTCGGATCTCAAGACTAATGACGCGGCGAGGATAAAGCTCGACATCATCTACAAGGACTTTCAAGCATGGGAAAGTTAGTTTCGTACTCGGTCTTCATACCCGAGGAGCACTACAAAAAACTGAAGGACGCAGCCAAGTCTCGCGGCGCAGCAACAATCGTTCGTGACGGGCTATCAATCATCCTGGATAACAAAGAAGTATTCGATGCTGGCTATGAGAAGGGAATCAAAGACGCAGCCCAGGTTGTTTATGAGTGCCCCGAGGCGCAGCTGGTGGCAGTCAAAGGCAGAGACATTGGGGTCTACTTATCTGAACAGATTGAGATGCTAATAAAGGAAAAGAAATGAAAGACAAAATTGCAGCAATCAAGAGTCGGTATGACCTCCCTAATCTCATTCCTTTTCATGGCATTTCTATTGAGTTAGGCGTAGCTGAAGGCGGGTTTTCGGAAGCCATACTCGTTAAGGGGCGGGCCTCCTATCACTACGGGGTGGATCGCTACACCGGGGAGCGCGGGCATACGGATGATGAGTACCTGAAGGCTCTTAATAGACTGGAGCGATTCAAGCATCGGTTCACCCTGCTGCGGTGCGACTTCTCCGTGGCGGTCAAGTTATTCCCGGATGAATACTTTGATTTCATCTACGTCGATGGCTACGCCCATACCGGTCAGGAGCGGGGCAAGACCTTCTATGACTGGTGGCCGAAGGTAAAGCCTGGCGGGCTCTTTGGTGGGGATGACTACGACGTTCAATGGCCAGAGACAACCACTGCGGTCAACACGTTTGTGAAGAACGTAAACCGTGAACTATATGTAACTCAGTGTGACAAAGGGGAAGACTGGGCGAGTTTGTTTCAGTCCTGGTTTGTACAGAAATAAGGAGAGATAGATGACACCGATTGAAACGTTTAGATTCCTAAATAAAAAAGATGTAGACCTAAAGGCCATGATGATCCTTGAACGGTTGGATTTCTACAACCGGCCAATCATGACGGGCCAGATGGTTACAGACGCGACGACCAGCTCCGCTTTTGCATCTCAGGCCACCGTGTTCAAGTACCTACTCAAACTCAAAGACAGAAAATTTGTTGAGGAGATTGATGAGGTAAGCGATCAGAGGTGCACCTACATTCAGATAACTAATAGCGGCAGGAAACTTCTCAAAGATTGGAGCGCACAATGAACATAGTTAGAAAAGCAACTGACACGCAACTGACTTTCCTGCGTAACATCGGAGCGTCGTTCAAAGTAATCCTTGCCGATGGTGAAGTCATCGTGTATGACCCCAACAACTTATTAGAGCCAACGAAATCTGGAGTCAAGTGGAAACGAGGAGAATCACGCAATCCTGGCGTTAAGCGCGGCGAGCCAACAGGGTATGTCATGCCGTTTATCAAAGACCTAGAGCCTGGGCAAATGGTGACAATACCGAACAAATACCACTACGGCACCATGCGATCAGTCGTGTGCAACCTCGCGCGTAATTTATGGGGTGATGGTGGATATATGACCGAGCAGACCGAAGATAAGACTGCAACAACTCTGCTTCGCATTAAATAAGGGGATGATATGAAAAAGATTTTAGCTGGCTTACTGATGGTACCTACGATGGCAAGCGCAGAGTTCATGTCAGGCAATCAATTGCTCAGTGATATGAATGGGACTGCCATGAACCAGATGCTTGCTCTGGGCTACATCATGGGGGTGTCAGATACCTTTACCACCATAACGATATGCCCACCGGCCAACGTTACCGCTGGTCAAGTGCAAGACATCATCAAGCAACATTTAGAGGCTAATCCGTCTAGTCGTCATTTCACCGCAGACAGCCTTATCAAGAATAAGCTCGAGCAGATCTGGCCCTGCCGCAGGGGACGTGGAACATGATGACCGTGGCGCAGTATGCTAAGAAACAAAAGATATCGGAGAACAGTGCTCGGAAAAGGCTAGAGCGCAAGGTCAAGCTCGGGTACATGCGGCGTATGCGAGGGCCTGACCACAAGTACGTCTACTTTGACAAACCACCGGAAATGAAGTGGCACGACCCTTTTAATCTGATCAACCGTAAACCCAAAGCCGAGGATTACAAACTTAAGACCGAGGCACTAGAAACTTAAAGGGGTGAGAGATGAGCATTGAGGCTATGAAGCAAGCATTGGAGGCTTTGGATTCCGATGACCCAAGCATTCAATTGAGGGCTGCTGTTGCCCTACGCCAAGCCATAGAGCAGGCAGAGAAGCAAGAAGGGTGGGTATTGCGTGAGGTTTACTTTTCAGAAGGCGAACCAATAAGCCATCGTGAACCACAACCTGTGGCGTGGGCAAACAAAAAGGGACAATTTAAAGTTCACAAAGAAGCAAATGAAATCTTTAAATCAACTGCAATACCTTTTTATGCCGCACCTGTACACGCCAGACCTGTGGTGCATGCGGTTCAATGCACATATCCACAATGCCAAGCAACAAACGGATGCGTTGGGGCTTGTTCTAAAACCGCACCTGTACACGCCAGCGACATATCGCAAGAACGTGTCGATGAAACGGCAAAAGATCGACATGAGCCTGTGTTTACAAAGAATGAACTTATTCGCATGGCGAAAAAAGCAGGACTTGCTTGGGTAGAAGGACTAAACGGTGCTGGGTACGGAATCAACAAAGTAGAGGACCTTCAAAACTTTGCCGCCATTGTTGCCGCATCCCGTGAATGGGTTGGGCTGACCGACGAGGAAATATTGGCTGAGCTGCCTATAACGACATCAAGACCTGCAACATCGTTTGCCCGAGCCATCGAAGCCAAACTGAAGGAGAAGAACTCATGAAAGAAATAAAGCGAGAGCCAGAATCAAGTGACGTTGAAATTGCGGCGGAGCAGTCCGACAACTACGCTGCTTTTCTTGCTGGCGTTAGGTTTGCAAGGGTTAATTCACCCGCACCATCAAAAGAATGGGTTGGGCTGACTGATGAGGAGCGGCATGGAATTCGTGAATGGCAAGAGATTCAAGAAAAGCTTGGCCCAGTATGGGCGCCCATGATGTTGTATTTGTATATTGCTATCGAAGCCAAACTGAAGGAGAAGAACGGTGGATAGACAATGCCCGTCTTGCGGTGGTCTTTGTAAGAGGTCTGGGTGTGAACGAGAGAACGCCAAACAATGGGTTGGGCTGACCGACGAGGAGATCAAAGAAATCATCGGCCCCTGGGGTCCCACTCCGATAAAGGGCTATACCCGCAAGTTGTTTGACCAGATCGAAGCCAAACTAAAGGAGAAGAATACATGAAACTAAACAACATACCAGTCAACGACTCAGACCGTGACAAGGCATGGGCGGCGTTCATCAAACGCAAAGATGTAAAGGAGTATTTTAAAGAACCAGAGTTTTCATTTCCGCTACAACGGGGATACTACGAAATGTGGTGTCAGTGTTGGGAGAAAGCATGGCATAAAGGGTTTGAAGCGGGCTACGAAGCCGCAGAAAAGGAGAAGAACACATGATTAAAGACATACGTGTAGTTGAGTGGGTAGACGAGGCCAAGAAGTTACAGTGGGACATACAAGTCCTGCGAGACGGAAGCGACAAATGGGAGCCAGTTACCTACGTGCGATTAGAAAAAATACCTGAAGAAGTATCAAGGGAGAAGAACACATGAGCACACACACATGCAGCTACTACTGCGATAGGCCAGAGTGCATCCTGGCTCAGCGGAATGAGTTACGCCAAGCCATGGAAAAGAGGCGTGAATGGGTTCACCTCACCGATGAAGAGTTTGAAGAGGTAATCAAAGAACTTGGCAAAGACCCCCGAGTCCTGGCCGTGGAGATTGAATTAAGACTGATGGAGAAAAATACATGAAAGTAAGAAAAAAAGTCAGGCTCACCGTGCGACCGACCATGAAAGCACGCGTCATCACGGTAACGTTTGCAGAGTTGCAGTCCGCTGAACGTCTTGGCATTTCAAAAGAAGACTATGTAAGAGCTTTAATAGCGATAAGGGAGATGAGATGAACTCACTACTTGATCAACGCATACAGAACGGCACCTACTGGGCTGGCTTCACCTTCGGCATGTTCTCCATGCTCCTGGCAGTCCTGATCTTTGACCGCCTGACGCAGCAACCAGACCCCAGCCAGTTGACTATGCCAAAAGATGTCGTCCAGGCGTACAACATGGGGCTTAAAGATGCCATGAAGACAAACCCGCCCTCGCTTGAGCTGGAGCAGACATGCTTAAATATGTGGGCAGAGAGACAACCAGTTAAAGAATAGCGACCAGCCGGAGGTGTCGTGGCCTAGACATCCAAACAACACCGGCAGCGGGGGCCTTCATCCGGCACCGAGGGGTTCCGGCTTGGCTCCAGGAGGTGACCCCGCACCTATACTAAGGAGAGACCATGAGAAAGAAAGTAGATCTGATTAACCACCCACCCCACTACACTGTAGGCGGGATAGAAACCATAGACTTTATGCGGGCTAAATCCACACCCGAAGAGTTCATGGGTCATTTAAGATTGACGGCCATCAAATATCTCAGCCGTACTGGCTACAAAGATGACGCGCTGGAGGATTTGAAGAAGGCCCATTGGTATCTCAGTTACTTAATTGCGGAGGCAGAAGGTGAGAACGGTAAGTGACAAAGTTTGGACGTACCTGGTCGAGCACAAGAGGCCAGTTACCAAAGACAAGATTGCAGATCACTACTTGGTAAGCAAAGACTCGGTTCAAAGAGTTCTCGGAGATTTGACCCGTAAGCAGGTGCTGGATCGAATCCAGGTCGGCACTACATTTCTATACAAGATAAAGGACTAGCCATGAACATCACGCCACTCACAGGTATGTATTCCGCAGCAGACACCATCAAGGTCGAGATCAAAGAACAAGACCCACCGTTTACCATGTATGGATTGAGCCGTGAACCCAAAGACGACGCTATGAAGATCGCTTTGAACGCCCTTCTCCTTTGGGAAGAGATGATCCCTAAAACAAACGCATCCAAGGTCAGGTCAGACGCTATCGAGGCTCTTCAGAAGTATGTCTAACTACCGCAACAAGGCGCTCCTGGAGGTTGTCCGGGAGTCTCCTTGTCAGATGTGCGGAGCCAAAGACGGAACGGCGATGTATACTTCCAATCAGTTTAATTGGAGGCGCCTAAATGATTGGTTTAATTTTTGGAAAACTCACCGTCCTGTCTAATTATGGGAAAGCAAAAGATGGGCAAACAATCTATTTGTGTAAATGCGATTGTGGAAACGAAACAAAAGTTTTAGCAGGAAATTTAAGGAGAAAAAATAGCACCAGCTGTGGCTGTTCAAGAAGAAAAACATGTTCAATCAGGATGTCTACGCTAAACTTAAGACACGGAGAAACAAATACAAAACTTTGGAAATCTTGGAAATCAATGGTTGAAAGAACCACAAAACCAAGCTCTTCGCACTACAAAAAATACGGCGGAAGAGGGATAACGGTTTTTGAAGAGTGGAAAGTTTATGAAAACTTTGCAAGGTACATTGGCCACCCCCCAAGCGAACATCACACCATCGACAGAATTGATAATTTAAAAGGGTATTTTCCTGGAAATGTAAGATGGGCAACCCACAAGGAACAAGCTGCAAACAGATCAACAAACGTTTGGGTTGAGATTGATGGAACAAAAATGATCTTGTCTGAGGCGGCAAAAGTTTTAAATATAAGCAAATCTTCTGCTTCAAGGTGGTTAAAGCAAGGAAAGCTAAAACAAATTGAACAGTAAAAATTTAAATAAATTAGAAAAAAAATATCTTTTTGAAATTAAATCTATGAAATGCGGGGTGTGCGGCGCAAGCGGTCCAAGCGATGCACATCACATAGAACAGGGGCTACACTTTACCTGCATCCCATTGTGCAAAGACTGTCACCAGGGTAGCCATAACGGCATACACGGACGAAAAGCCATGTGGAACATAACGAAAAAGACAGAGTTATCTGTACTAAACGAGACCATCGGCTGGTTGTTCCAGAACGAGAAATTCAAGGTCTTGTCTTAGGGGTGGGGAGATGGTACTTTCCCTAATGTTTCATGTGTAACTCTCCTCCCTGTTCACAGGGCTTAGACCCAGACTCTCCCTCCCGGAGCTGGGTCTTTTTTTCATGGGGGCCGGGAGTCGGCGCGGCGACTTTAAATAGCCCGTAACCTCTTCTTGGTGCAAATGTTCCGGCCCCCACCCTTTTAGGGAACTTTTTCTCAGTTGTGCTATCCTATGTCTGTCGGAAGTGACGCTCCGGCATTTGGCGAACACCTTGTAGTACCAGAACCTCCTAGAGAGGGCTTGTAGTCATCGTTTGGTGTTCGCCCGATGCTGGCCTGTCAAGCCCAAGTCCTCCCTAGGGGGTTTTTCTTTTGGGTCTCCGGCTGCGGTCCATGTGGACGGGGTCTCAACGCCAGCGCATGAACCAAAGATCTGATACTGGGGGAAAGCTGCGGAAGAATCGGAACGGGGTGGCGAAGCTAGTGCCCTAGCAGCGAACGACTGGCGAGTCAAAGCGGCTCCAATGGACAGACTTTGTAAAGGCACCCGAGTACACTGTAACATTTGTTACAGTACACGGCTCGGGGATGGCTAAGTCTTGCCCACCAACGGACAGGTGGTGATAAACAAGGTAGAAACAGCAAGAAGTCAAGGTCAAAAACAACAAAGGGGGGTAACTCCCCCAAAAATCATCTGTAACAGTGTTATAGTTATTGTGTACCACAGTTACAGTCCACCACAAAAAGGAGAGCACCATGAAATTAACCGAAATCCGTACCGACGGCGGCACCCAGGCCAGGGCGCAGCTGAACCAAGAAGTAGTCAATGAGTACGCCAATCAGATGCAAGACGGGGTTGTCTTCCCACCTGTCGTGATCTTCAATGACGGCTCAAACAATTGGCTGGCTGATGGATTCCACCGGTACTATGCCCACCGGCAGAACGGCGCGTTAGAGATCGAAGTAGAAGTCCACAGCGGGACGGTAGACGACGCTACCCTTTATGCCTTCGGCGCCACCAATCGTCGCGGCCTATCGTTCACCCGCTCAGATCTCACCGAGATCATCGGTAGAATCAATAAGCACCCGGTCTGGAGCACCTGGTCTACCAGAAAGATCGCAGAGCATATCGGCTGCTCCCACATGACGGTCAGTCGTATCCGTAGTTCCTTTGAGGAAGCCCCTAAAAAGGTTTCCTACACCCGCAACGGGGAAGAGAAGACCATGGATACCTCAGCGATAGGCAAGACGCCTAAGAAGCCCAAAAAGAAGCCTCCCGAGGAGTTCGATCCGATAGAAGAAAGCAATGTCCCCGAGGAATTGATAGATGAAATAAATAAACTATCGGAAGAGAACGAACGATTGAAGGATGCTATCGCCATCGGTCAGTTGGATGTCAGCGACATTGAGAAGGTTGACATTGAAGACACCATTAAAGAATTGCGGGAGCAGCTGCGGGTCAAGGATGTTGAGATCCTGGCTCTCAAAGAAAGCCGTGACATGTATCAAAATGAGAACGCAGAACTCAAGCGCACGATCAAATCACTACAGGCCAAACTCAAAAAGGTGGAAGGATGAGGGACTACGCAGAAGTCAGTACCGAGATCAAAGCAAAGATCACCGAACTCTATCGTCTGATGAACGAGGGCGATAGGGACGGTGCATTAAAACTAGCGGTTGATTTAAAGATTTTATCTACAGAACTTGTCCAATCTTTGCTGGACAAATAAGTTCTTAAAGCCCACGCCGAGGGGGAATCTCGGCAGGAGAAAACATGGAACTAGCATTACGCGATCACCAGATGCGCGCTATCGACGCATTGCGGGAGGGATTTAAGAAGGGACATAGATGTCAGTTACTCTATGCGCCCACCGGGTATGGCAAGACCGAGTGTTCGATATATCTCATGAAGGCAACCGCAGAGAACTACAAGCGGGCCGTGATGTTGATGGATCGAATCGTTCTCGTAGACCAGACAAGCTCCAGGCTACAGAAGTACAACCTAGAGCATGGCGTTTACCAAGCAGATCATTGGCGGTATCGCCCGCTAGAAAGACTCCAAGTCTGTTCAGCTCAGACTTTGGAGCGCAGAGACAATTTCCCGCAGACAGATCTCTTGATTGTTGACGAGTGCCATGTCGCGCGTCGCCAGACATTAGAGTTCATCAAGTCTCGCCCTGAGATGAAGGTCATTGGATTGACCGCTACGCCATTCACAAAAGGTCTGGGGGATGTCTATACCCATGTGGTCAACGGCAGCACCACAGACTTTCTGGTAACGAATAAGTGGCTGGCTCCGCTGCGGGTCTACATTGCCAAAGAGATCGACATGACCGGGGCCAAGAAGGTAGCAGGCGAGTGGTCTCAGGATGTTGCAACCGAGCGCGGCATGAAGATCACGGGCGACATTGTCGAGTCATGGATCACCAAGACTCATGAAGTATTTGGACGCCCCAGGAAGACGATTGTCTTCTGTTCTGGAGTTCAACACGGCGCGGATCTGGTCGCAAAGTTTGCAGAGCGCGGCTATAACTTCGTGTCTATCAGTTACAAAGACGACGACGAGTTCAAGCGCCAGGCCATCGAGGACTTCAGTAAACCAGACACAACGATTCACGGCCTGATCGCAACCGACATACTAACTCGCGGTTTTGATGTCCCCGATGTGATGATTGGCGTGTCAGCAAGACCGTTCTCTAAGTCTCTGTCCTCCCATGTGCAACAGATGGGCCGCGTGATGCGTTCGTATCCTGGCAAAGAGTACGGCTTGTGGCTTGATCACTCGGGCAATTACTTACGGTTCCGTGACGACTGGGACGAGGTATTCAATGACGGCGTGAAAGAACTGGACGATTCAAAAGAAAAGGCCAGGAAGGAACCGACAGAGAAAGAGAAGAAAGAATCCAAGTGCCCCGCGTGTGGGCATCTATGGCCCAAGGCAGCACTCAGTTGCCCGGCGTGTGGTCATGTGAAACCACGGCGCTCATTAGTTTCTGAAATCCCAGGCGAACTACAGGAACTAGGGCAGACCGTCAGGAGAGATGATCGGCAGTCCTTCTATTCACAATTGATCTACATTGCCAATGACCGTGGATACGCGAAAGGGTGGGCAGCGCACAAGTACAAAGAGAAGTTCGGTGTCTGGCCCCGTGGTCTTGAGGAAGTAACCAAGGTTCCAGAGTTCACGACAATGAACTGGATTCGTAGCCGGCAGATTGCATGGGCCAAGAGCAAGCGGAGGACAGCATGAGTCCAATCGTTGCTGAGTACATATCGCTAATGCCAGTGAGTCCCGTGTCTCATGTTTGGTTCGATGTAACAGAAGAGTCTGGATTTAGACTCATGTTCGCCAAATGGATGAAGGAAAATCCATTAGAAAACATGGACAAGAAGATTACCGAGATACCCATGCCCTTTGATCGAATCGGACTGGTCATCACACTAAAGCCAGAAGGAGATCGGTCAACCTGGATACCGTATCCCTACTTGATTGATCGCAATGGTTCAGAAATCACTATAAGGAGTTACATAGCAGGTCTAACAGAGCCAGCGATCTCGGTGGTGTTCAAGGAAAACTTTAACTATAAAGATTCTTGCATTCTGAAATATCACCCAAAGTATTTGAAGGCTTTGGGTGTAGATCAAAAAGATGTCTCAAGTCTCCGAGAAGACACGCTGAGATCAACTGAAATCCTGATGTCCAGAATCTTTATGTTGTGTTACGGCATCCCGGCCCAGGGCTACAAGGTAATTGGTTCCAAACTGCGAGACCATCACCACAACACCAAGCGCAGAGCAAAAGGTAAGCGGCAGTTTTTTGAGTGGACAACTGTCGAGATCGATACCAAATCAATATGCGAAGAGGTGGTCTCTCAAGGCGGGACTCACGCTAGCCCGAAGCCCCATGATCGTCGAGGGCATCAGCGGCGATACAAAAATGGCAAGGTCGTTTACATTCGGCCAACAACAATCAATCGGCACAAGATACCGACAGAGGGATTCATTCACCATGACTACAGGGTATCGGTATGACATTTGAAGACTTCGCCCGTGCTCATGGTCTTGTCATCAATCAAGCCATTCACAATCGGTGGGTGGCGACGCCCACGACAGATCACCCTCACAAACGGAACGGCAGATACAAGTTGATCGGGGATATTGGGTGGGTGCAGAACTGGGCGACCATGGATGGCCCGGCGATGTGGAAGTCAGACAAACCCGTCGCCATTCGTCCCGTCATGATCAAAGATGACCGCGCAGAGCTGGCGGCAAAGGCGGCAAAGAAAGCGGCCTGGATACTCAATCAATGCGAACTAAAGACGCATCCGTACCTGGAGAAAAAGGGATTCCCGAACGACCGGGGCAATGTCTGGGAGACCGAAGGAAAGAGTCTCTTAGTTATCCCCATGCGGAGAGCGGGCAGACTTGTTGGATGTCAGATGATAAGCGCAGAGGGGGAAAAAAAGTTCCTCTATGGTCAGGCCACGAAAGGCGCATCCTTCATGATTGACGCAAAAGGCATCCCCATCTTCTGTGAGGGGTATGCGACCGCCCTCTCCATACGCGCCGTCATGCAGGCGATAAATATGCGCTACACAATCTACTGTTGTTTTTCGGCAGGGAATATGAAGGAAGTAGCGCGGGGCATCGTCGGGGGCATCGTCGTCGCGGACAATGACGCCAGCGGCACCGGTGAGAGATTTGCCCTTGAGATAGGCAAACCGTACTGGCTCGCCCCCACAACCGGGCACGACTTCAATGACGCACACCAAGTCGAGGGGGTGTTCCATGTTTCACAATCTCTCAAGAAAGTTTTGATAAGTGCGAGTCGAGCTTCCGCTGAAAGTAATACTCAATCTGCCTGATTCTCTCAATCGAAACCCCGTGTTCCTTAGAAACCGCCGATAGGGTCTGCCCCGATAGTCTCATGTTGATGATCGACCACATACGGTCGCGCATCTCTTGGGTCTGTCGGGGAAGCATGGCATCAAACGCCTCACGATCAGGCATCGGAACCAGCCTGTAACCGTCATTATCACGGATAGGTACGCGGCCACCGCCTTGTTTTAAGTTCATGGCGCCACCTCGAAAAAGATCATCACCGCCCACAACCCAACCCATAATCCAGCCAATAGGCCGGCACTCACGATCAAGTTCTGGGCAAACTCCGACCAGGACTCCGCGAAGAATAAGTCTTTTAACCAATTCATGATCAAACCTCCGTCAATTTATCGCTCATACGCGTTTAGAAAATCCTCTAGTGCTTCCTCCAAGGTTTCCGCAGGGAGTCTGAACAAGGGAGTTTTCCGCATTTCGGCACAATCGGCCTCTGATAGCGTGTAGCCCTCACTCGCGGCAAACCTGATAATTTCATCATCCGTGCATATAGTCAGCAACTTCTCAGCAAGTCCTGTTCTCATGATCTCCCCCTACCAGTTCGCCATCGTTTTGAAAACCCGTTTGTACTCCGCGTAGTCTTTGAACCCGGTAATTGACTGGCAGTGCCGCAGGAATTTGTCGTCCATGAAATGCCCTTGGGCTAGTTCATCGCGGGATTTTGGTAAATCTTTCCACTCCTCGCCTTCGTAGGCATTAATCAGAACAAACTTGATCGAGTTCCAGGTCTTCTCGTCATAACCGCCAGGGCACAATTCCTCACCATCAACCCGCCCGTATCCGTCGTAAGAACCCGTGATCTTCCGACCGTCTGGATACAGGGCAACCACCTCGGAGAGCGCAGGAAACCCGCGCATATTGTGGACGACTGGCTTATTTGTTTTTACGCATACCTTAGAGAAAAATCCCATTTCAGACTCCTAAAATATTTAAGTAAATGATTCCCGCGCAGATGGTGAGAATCACAAAATAGAAAATGAAAAGAATTTGGCCCATCGTTACTCCCTCCAAGCCGGGATTACAGGGTTCGTCTTGCTGGTCGTGAACAGTACGCCCGCGTCGTTGCCCTCATCATCAGCGGCGGGAAAGATCATCGAGCCATCGTCAAGTTCTAAGACCAGGGCACGGGACTGCCAGAAGAAGTCCTGCATCTCGGGAATGGTCATATACCGAACCCCTACAATGCGCCGGCCTAGGAGTTGATTTGAGGCTATTTCAGCCCATTTGGTGAGTGTCATCGTTTGTACCTTTCAGAATCGGGGGCAATCGTTCACGACAAAATCGTCGAAATGCTTCATTGCGTATTGCATCGCGGCCCCGTGGGTCTCAAAAACTCCCACGGCGTCGCCATCATTCACGACCACAAAAGCCCGTGCTGGCGGTTTCTTCCGGGCGGGAATAGAGAAAAATTCCTTCTCTTTACCGTTCAGCGTTTGCCCGTCCTGGTGGGTGAGGCCGATGCAACTCCCGTTGTCGTGGCATTTGATGAGGTATTGGCCCAGATCATCCTTCACGACCTCGTAGCCGTTATGCACCCAGAAAACCCGGTCGCCTCGCTCCAGGGCGGTTTTAATCTCGCGCGTGTTCATGACTGCGCCCCCACTTCTTCGATGCGTTCACAGTCCCAATGGGCGTCGCCCGTGTCCCCTCTGACCTCGATTTCTTTCCAGGCTTTCTCCTCGGCCTCGTCTTTGTTGTCGGCCTCGATAATCAGCGTAATGTATGAGGTTCGGCATATCTCTACTTCGTAAGTCTTGGTCATGATCAAATCCCTTTCATAAAACGAGTGCAAGCGGCGGCGACATGGAGCGGTCTTGTCCAATGGTTACCGCGTTTTTTCCCCCGCTCGTAGGTGCTGGCTAGGTTTATGGGTTCGCAACAATCCCATTTGTTGGTGAATGCCCTCATTGCCGACACTGTGGACATATAGAGCACCACGGCGTTTTCATGAGCAAGAGGGGAAACCTTGCGGGCGAGTCTGTAAGCGCGTCTAATCGCCTGAAATTGGGCTTTGGCATCGCTCCTCATGATTGCACCTCGACTTGATAGGGCGGCAGGCCACGAACGAACGAATTGCCATCGGTGTGAATGTCGGCGGTCTTAAACTCACGACCGGCGGCGCCCATTGCCCGCGTAAACCTCAGAAGGTCGGAATCTTCCTCAAGAAAAACCTTATCAAGTCTCTGGCGGGAAAATTCGCTGATTTCGTCAGCGATTCCGAGTTCATGCAATAGGGCGCGGGGCACCTCCAGCCAGCCGTGGCCTGGGTCAGTGTATAAATAAAATTCGGTTTTCATGTTTTAACTCTCCTTGGTTATGACGCAAAGCGCGTCCCCCAACCCTCCGCAAAGGGCTGGAGGCCGGGCTCTAGGCGGTTGCGGGTTCCAGGGCTTGCAGGGCTTCGCGGTACTTGTGGGCTTCGGTCTCCAGGCGTCGGGCGCGGCTCTCCAGGGCTTCGCGGTAGTGGCCCACTATGTCGAACGACTCCAGCCATTCACGATAAAGGGCGCGGGCTTTATCGCTGGTTTTCACCATGTTCGCTAAATCAGGCTTAAAAACGACCTCTCCAAAAATATCAAAAACGACGGGCCTAAATCCTCTGGCGTTGTTGTCTGGGTCTTTGGCGCTACTCTCCACGATCCAGAACAAAAGGCCGTTGGCGTCGTCGTGGGCTCCAATAACGCGGGCGTGAAAGTACCGAAGGGTGGAATCGTCTACATAATGCGTCCGCCCGGTTAATTGATCTTGGGCGAAATGCACGGGGTTGTGAAAATAGCGCGATTCGTACAGGCGGGCGTGGCTGGTCTGGTGTATCAGGGTTGCAAGTTCGTTTGTGTTCATGGTTTTAGGCTCCGGTGGTTTCTTTGATTAATTTGGTGGCGCAGGGTTGGCAGTAGTAGGCGGCATAAGCCGGGCCGTCTAGGTCTGCGACTGTCTGCGATAGGGCAAAAATGCGATTGCAGGCGTAACAGTAGACGCGGGCATCGTTGTGCGGCGTGTCTGGCAAGTATTGAAATAAACGCATGGCAAAGGCTCCAGAAAATGCCCCCGAAGGGGCAAAGGGTGGTTTAAGCGGGGTTCGTGTCGTAGTAGGCGGGCACGATTTCATACCCGGCGGCTAATAGTTCCAAGCGGGCGTCGTCGTCCCAATGTTCCGGGAGTGAACCTTCGACGATATAGGCCCAATCGAGTTGGTCTTCGTTTTCGTCGTCGAATATTGCCCGGACTTCATAGTACGGGCCGAAGTCGTGGGGGTTGCTGGCGGCGCGGAAAGTAACCCCGGCGGCAATAGCCTGGGGGAAAGTCCGCTCAAGTTGTTTGATAAAAACCCGGCACTCCAGGCGGGCGCGGCGGTCGTAGTCGGCTGACCCGACCATGGCGCAGGGTTCATCGGTGGGCGTGGGGGAAAGTTCTAAGTATTCTTTCATGGTTTAGGCTCCTTTGGTGTTGGTGAAGGGGTGGGAAGGATTCAAAAGAATATTGTGATCTTTGGATATGCGGTATCCGGCGGCCTGCATTGCCTTAATCCAATACTTAACTTTCCGGGCGGGATTGGATGGGCTAAAGTGGATTGACTCGTTTCGGTATTCGCCTGTCCTGTAGTCTTGCTCAGACTCGGTAGTGAACCAGACCCGTGTCGAACGGGTGACTGGTGACTGTGACGCATGGATAAAGTCGCGTTTTAAGGCTGTTACCAGTTCGCGGAAGGTTATGGGTTCATTGATGCTAGAAAATCCGCCGTCCTCTATTTCGCCATGGTCGGCGCTCTCATGGGTGACGATTTCGAAGGTTTTGTCTATTAGGAGCATGGTTACTTTCCTTTCGTGTGGTAGGGCATGAAGGCAATAAAAACGGAAAAGATGATTACCAGCCCGGTGATAGCGCGGGCATAGAATGGGTGCAGGTCTCCGCTGAGTACCAGGGCGACTGTCGCGGCGATAACAGACAGAATGGCGAAAATGTAAAGTTTCATTTGGTGGTTAGGCTCCAGGTAGAGGGGGCCGAAGCCCCCAGGGTTAGATTACTTTGTACAGTCCAGCGCGGTGGTTCCCTTGGAAAGTCCAGTCGAGGTCTTTCGGGCCGAAGTATCCAGGCTCGATGTGCCCTTCTATCCACTCCGAAGGCGCCCAGGCGCAATCACTCGGGCCATGGGCAGTCATGAGGTGGTCACGCCCTGGGCGGTGGGCTTGCGATTCTTTTGCATCTTCCAGGATGAGAAACTTTGCTCCCAGGTAGCAGACTATGTCGCCCGCGCGGAACTGGTGGATTGTTTTAAGCATGGTTCAGGTTCCTATTGGTTAATGACACATTCGACAGTGTCTATGCGTAGGGCTTGAAAAACAAGATGGTGTTCCATTCTTTGTTGCAATGATTCCGGGCGATTGATAGGATTCGCCTATTCCTGGTTTGTACCCGGTCGGCGGCGGACGCTGGCGGGTGTTTAGCCCGAAGGGCGGAAGGCAAAAATGAAACTCAGTCGTAAGGCAATGAAAGAAGCACTAGACACAGTACCCATGGAAGTCGTCCTTCTAGGGAGTGCCGGCGCAACAGGGGAAAAAAGACTCAGCCCGAAGGAGATAGAGTTCGCCAGGGCGATAGCATTGGGTGAATCTAAGGCTGGGGCATACCGTAAGAGCCGACCGAATAGCAGGGCCAACAAAGGGAACCAGTCAAGAATGGGGCAGAAGTTGCTGAAGGATCCCACAGTGCAGACACAAGTAGAGGCGTTCCAAAGGGCAATCGAGGCGCAGAAGTATCAAACCCCTGCCCATTTAAGAGCATTAGTCATCCACCAATTGACCGAGGCGGCGCTGAATCCGGACTTTCCGCCGGCTACTCGAGTCAATGCACTCAAAGCATTAGGCACAGTTACAGAAGTCGCGGCCTTCACAGAACGGCGGGAGGTTATCAAGTCCACCGACTCTACCGAAGCACGGGAGCGCCTGCTCGCAAGCCTACGCATGGCCATGCAATCCCAGGCCGTGGATGTAGACGCCAACGACTTGCTGGCAGAACTGGCACCCGCCCCCATGCAAAACGCGGCAGACGCAGACCCCGGCACCGGCACCCCCCAAGATTCCAGCGATGAGGAGGGGATATATACGCATAGTAATCCGCACAACCAATCACTATCCCGTACCAATGTTACAGACACCCCATCCAATGACTGTACCAATTTTACAGAGGGGGACCAAAATTTTCCCGATAGCTCTGTAACGCAGGATACAGAAAACACCCCCCCCTTATGAAAAGGGTACCCCCGAAAAGTGAGTACTGTAACATTATGTTACAGTGCAAATGTACCAAAGTTATAGTATGCGTAACAGTGATACAGAGCAAGAGTACTGTAACATGATGTTACAGTGCAAGTAACATTGTTACGGCAAGGATAGAAAATGACGGATGCTCAGAGAGAGATATATGTAGTGATAGAGGGCTGGTGGAATAAGTTTGGGTATGGGCCGTCTATAGACAATATTATGCTTGTGACTGGGGACAAGGGTCGGGGGAATGTGCATAGGAAGATCAAGGCGTTGCTCAAGGCTGGCTACTTGAAAGGGCGGCCTAGGGCGCCGAGGTCTATACGGCCATCGTATATGCGAGTTCATAAAGTCGTTAAGTGAAGATACTAGAGATCCTTGATGCTCTTCCTGAAGGGGAGAGGGAGTCTTTAGTTCAGATGGCTCTACAGTATCAAGAGGCTATGTCTAGGGAGGCGGGGCAGAAGAAGTTTTTGTCCTTTGTGAAGACAATGTGGCCGGGGTTTATTAGTGGCCGACATCATGCCGTCATGGCGAAGAAGTTTGAAGAGATCGCCGAGGGGAAGCTAAAGAGGCTAATCATCAATATGCCGCCTCGACATACGAAGTCGGAGTTTGCTTCCTTCTTATTGCCGGCGTGGTTTCTTGGACGGTTCCCAGATAAGAAGATCATCCAGACTTCCCATACGGCAGAACTTGCTGTCGGATTTGGTCGGAAAGTGAGAAACCTGGTTGATAGCGACGCGTATGCAAAAGTCTTCCCTAATGTAGCCCTACGGCATGACTCCAAAGCGGCTGGACGGTGGTCTACTAATAAGAGCGGGGAGTATTTTGCTATTGGTATTGGCGGTGCTGTAACAGGTAAAGGTGCCGATCTACTGATTATTGACGACCCACACTCGGAGCAAGAGGCTGCTTTAGCCGAGATGAATCCTGAGATCTACGATAAGACGTATGAGTGGTTTACCTCTGGTCCTCGGCAGCGTCTTCAGCCTGGTGGTGCGATTGTTATAGTGATGACGCGCTGGTCAAAGAGAGATCTGACCGGCCAAGTATTGAAAGCAAGCGCCCAGAGAGAAGGGGATGAGTGGGAAGTTATCGAGTTCCCGGCCATTCTTCCCTCTAAAAAGCCATTGTGGCCTGAGTTCTGGCCGTTAGAAGAGCTACAAGCACTAAGAAATGAGCTGCCAAACTCCAAATGGATGGCGCAGTACCAACAAAATCCGACATCTGAGTCGGCTGCGATCATCAAAAGAGAGTGGTGGAGGACATGGATACACGATGATCCCCCTCCGTGTGACTACACATTGATGTCTTGGGACACGGCGTTTGAAGCAAACAACCGGGCTGACTACTCGGCCTGTACTTTATGGGGCGTATTTGATCATCCAGACGAGACTGGCACCCCTCAGTCGAACATTATTCTTCTAAACGCCTTCAGAGATAGGATGGAATTCCCTGAATTGAAGAAAAGGGCGATTCAGAATTACAAAGATTGGGAGCCAGACTCAGTAATTATTGAGAAAAAGGCGTCAGGTGCCCCGTTGATTTATGAATTACGGGCCATGGGTATCCCTGTTCAAGAATTTACCCCTGTCCGGGGGAACGACAAGATAACAAGACTTAATGCCGTATCAGATATTTTTGCTTCTGGGAGAGTTTGGGCGCCGACTACGCGTTGGGCCGAAGAAGTTGTAGATGAAGTAGCGGCATTTCCTGCCGGAGATCATGACGACTATGTAGACGCAGTGTCTTTAGCCGTGATGAGGTTTCGTAAAGGCGGGTTTATCCGTACACTGTTAGATCAAGAGGACGACCCTCCCACACTTAGACGGCGAAACGAGCCGTATTACTGAGGAATAAGACATGGCTATCGACAAAGCATTGAACCAAGCGCCCCTTGGAATGGGTACGGACATGATGGAAGACCAAGAGCCGGCTATCGAGATTGAAATTGAAGATCCTGAGTCCGTAAAAATCGGAATTGGAGACCTGGAGATTGAATTTGAGAAGCAGGAAATGTCCGATGAAGACTTCAATGCCAACCTGGCCGAGTCTATGGACTCAGAAGTCTTAGCAACTATCGCCGGAGAACTTATTGGCGACTACGATGACGACATCGCCTCCAGGAAAGACTGGATACAGACCTATGTAGACGGCCTAGAACTTCTTGGAATGAAGATTGAAGAGCGGGCTGAGCCATGGGAAGGCGCGTGTGGTGTGTATCACCCCCTACTTTCTGAAGCTCTGGTGAAATTCCAGTCAGAAACCATGATGTCTACCTTCCCTGCCTCGGGTCCGGTCAAGACACAGATCGTCGGCAAAGAGACGCCTGAAAAAAAAGAGGCTGCAAAGCGCGTTCAAGACGATATGAACTATCAGTTGATGGACGTAATGAAAGAATATCGTCCAGAACATGAGCGGATGCTTTGGGGCCTGGGACTTTCTGGTAATGCGTTCAAAAAGGTCTACTACGACCCTAGTTTAGAGCGGCAGATTTCTCTATTTGTCCCGGCAGAAGACATCGTTGTTCCTTATGGCGCTTCTGATCTTGAGTCTGCCGAACGTGTGACCCACGTTATGCGGAAAACCGAGAATGAACTGCGGCGCCTTCAAGTATCTGGCTTCTATGTAGACGTAGATCTTGGACCCCCCAACAATATTCTTGACGAAGTAGAGAAGAAGATCGCTGAGAAGCTGGGGTTTAGGGCGACAAGTGACTCGCGCTACAAGATCCTGGAGATGCACGTTGAATTAGATCTGCCTGGCCACGAACACCGTGACGATAAAGGCGAACTAACGGGTATTGCTCTTCCATATGTTGTAACTATTGAGAAGGGATCGAACCAAATCCTGGCAATCCGCCGTAACTGGGAGCCTGATGATGAGACGTATCAAAAACGACAACATTTTGTTCATTACGGATACGTTCCGGGCTTTGGGTTTTACTATTTCGGTCTTATTCACCTTGTTGGTGCTTTTGCCAAGTCTGGTACTTCTCTCATTCGTCAGCTGGTTGATGCTGGAACACTATCGAATCTGCCGGGAGGCTTTAAAGCGCGGGGTCTGCGCGTTAAGGGAGATGACACACCGATAGCCCCAGGAGAATTCCGTGACGTAGATGTCCCGTCAGGTTCTATTAAAGACAACCTGATGCCGCTGCCATACAAAGAGCCAAGTCAGACTCTGTATCAGTTGTTCAATACGATCATTGAAGAGGGCCGTAGGTTTGCAAATACAGCAGACCTTCAGATCTCCGATATGTCTGCACAAGCCCCGGTAGGAACTACGCTGGCAATCCTTGAGCGCACACTCAAAACCATGTCGGCAGTCCAGGCCCGCGTTCATTACTCGATGAAGCAGGAGCTTGGGCTACTCAAGCAGATCATCGCGGCATACACACCTGATGAATACAGCTATGAACCTGTAGACGGACATCGCAGGGCGAAGAAAGCAGACTATGACGATGTTGATGTCATCCCGGTATCCGATCCAAACGCGTCAACGATGGCGCAGAAGATCGTTCAGTATCAGGCGGTCATGCAATTGGCGCAGGCGGCTCCCAATCTCTATAACCTTCCGCTTCTTCACAGGCAGATGCTCGACGTACTAGGGATTAAAGACGCGCAGAAGTTAGTCCCCATGGACGAAGATCAGAAGCCAGAAGATCCTGTTACAGAGAATCAAAACATCCTACGCAATAAACCCGTCAAGGCGTTTATGTATCAGGACCACAGGGCGCACATCACTGTTCACATGGCGGCTATGCAAGACCCGATGATTCAAGAGTTGCTAAAGAACAATCCGACTACGCCTCAGTTACAAGCGGCCATGATGAACCACATCAATGAGCACCTTGGTATGGAGTATCGCAAACAGATTGAGTTGCAGCTTGGATTTAATCTGCCGGCCACACAAGACGAAGCTGGTGAGGATATTCACATCAACCCAGAAGTTGAAGCCCGTCTTGCCCCGATGTTGGCTCAGGCCGCACAAAGATTACTGGCACAAAACCAGGCGCAAGTTGCACAACAACAAGCGCAGCAGCAGGCACAAGATCCGATCATCCAAATGCAGCAACAAGAGCTGGCAATTAAACAGGCCGAGGTACAGCGCAAGGCCCAGAAAGATCAAGCAGAGATTGATCTACGCAAACGCCAGCAGGAGATCGAGGCTGGACGCATCATTGCCCAGAACGAAATGGCAAAACAAAAGCTCCAGGTTGATCAACAGATGGACGCCATTAAAGCTGCGGCAGAGATGCGTGATGGCCGAGAGAAAGAAATCATTCGTCTTGGCGCTGATATTGCCAAACAGCTCTCCAGCCAAGCGCATCAGAAAGAATTGCAGCGTCAACCACAACAACCAAAGGCTAAGTAATGGATGCACTCGACGTAATAGTTGAACAAACCGACGAGAAGGTCGAGCAATTAAAGAACCACTTGGCAGATGGCAAGTGTGAGTCTTTTGAAGAGTACAAAAGAATTTGCGGTGAGATCCGGGGTCTGCTCATCGCAAGGGGGTACACATTAGACCTCAAACAAAAGATGGAGAACTCGGATGAGTGAAATCCTTATCGGTACAAATCCCGATAAACCCCAGGTTGTAGGTTCGATTGACCTGGAAGCAACAAACGAAGAGAAGGCAAGGCAGTTACCTAAACCATCTGGATACCGCATCTTGTGCGCGATTCCAGACATAGAGAAAGAGTATGAAAGCGGTTTAGTAAAAGCAGATACAACGATTCATTTTGAAGAGTTGTTGACCACGGTCCTATTTGTAGTTGAGATGGGACCAGATTGTTATAAAGACCCGTCCCGTTTCCCGACTGGTGCCTGGTGCAAACAAGGCGACTTTGTACTCGTCCGCCCCAATGCAGGAACCAGAGTTGTTATTCATGGCAAAGAATTCCGCCTGATTAACGATGACTCGGTAGAAGCGGTTGTTCAAGATCCGCGCGGCATAAAGCGCAAGTAACAGGAGGACAAGATGCCTGAATTAGAGAAAAATGATTTTCAGTTCCCCGACGAAAAACAAGAGTTAAGCGTCACTATGGAAACCTCTGACGATAAAGTCGAGGTGGAAATAGAAGACGATACTCCACCGGATGATCGGGGCCGACAGCCTCTCCCTATGCCCCTTAAGGAAGAATTAGAGAAAGATGACCTTGAGGCATACGACGAGGAAGTTAAACAAAAACTCAAGCAGATGCGAAAGGTCTGGCACGACGAGCGCCGCGAGAAAGAGGCTGCTTATCGTGAGCAACAAGAAGCAATTCAATTTGCCCAGAAGCTAATGAATGAGAATAAGCGTATCAAGCAGATGCTGGATACAGGCGGCAAAGAATACGCAACAACTCTTCAAGAAGCGGCCAGTTTAAAGCTCAAAATGGCCGAACAGGCTTATAAAGAAGCCTATGATTCTGGTGATTCTGACAAGGTATTAGAGGCGCAAAAGGCACTGCAAGAGGCCCATATTCGGTCTATGCAAGCACAGCACTTCCAAATGCCTACTTTACAAGAAGAAAATTTTCAGGTACAAAATAATTATGAGACCCAGGCGCCCGTCGCCCGGCCTAATCCCAAGCTCACTGCGTGGCAAGAACGCAACCCTTGGTATGGCGAGGATGACGAAATGACCGCGACTGCTCTAGGGCTACACGAAAAGCTCAAGAAGTCGGGGGAAGTGGAGATTGGGTCTGACGAGTATTACGCGATTTTGGACAGAACAATTCGCAAACGGTTTCCAGAGCATTTCGGTGCCGAGGAGCCGGAGGTTCAAAAGGCAAAAACTGATCGTACAAAACCGAGCACAGTGGTCGCCCCAGCAGTTCGCAGCACAGCCCCAAATAGGATCAGGCTGAAAGCGAGCCAAGTAGCACTGGCGAAGAAGTTTGGATTGACCCCTGAACAGTATGCCGTTGAACTACGTAAATTGGAGGCCCAAAATGGCTGAACAAATTAGAGCTTCACGCGATGTAGCAACCCGAGCAACAACCGAGCGTCCAAAACAGTGGGTGCCAGCGGAGTTACTCCCCGAGCCAGACAAAGAAGCTGGGTATGCGTATCGTTGGATTCGTGTTTCCATGTTGAATCAGGCTGACCCACGTAACCTTTCGTCCAAAATGCGAGAGGGATGGGAGCCGGTTCGTATCGAGGAACAACCGAAATTCAAACTGTTACTAGATCCCAATAGTCGTTTTAAGGACAACATTGAGATCGGCGGGTTGTTGTTATGCAAAACCCCTGAAGAGCTGGTTGAGCAGAGAGCTAATCACTTTCGTGGCCAGACCCAAGCTCAGACGGAGGCTGTTGACAACACCCTTATGCGGCAAAGCGATCCGAGGATGCCAATCTTTAAAGAGCGGAAATCGTCGAGTAGCTTTGGTAAAGGAACTTAAATCTTAGGAGTTAACAAATGGCTTATCCTACTATTAGTAAGCCCTACGGCTTTAGGCCTGTTAACCGGATCGATGGTCTACCGTATGCAGGTGCAACGCAGCAAATTCGTATTGCTGGCACCTACAACACGGCCATCTACTTCGGTGACACGGTTAAAGTTGTTGCGGGCGGTTCTATCGAGTTGTCTGGCGCTACCACTTCCGGCACCATCGTTGGTGTCTTCATGGGTTGCCAGTACAAGAACTCTCAGGGACAAACTGTCCAGGCTCAATACTATCCCGGCACCGCTGTTACTGAAGCGATTGCCTACGTAGTGGTTGATCCCTTCGCAGCGTTCAAAGTTGCTATCACCACTTCTGGTGACACTGCCGTGGTTACTGGTGCGAACCAGACCATCGTTGGTGCCAACGTAGCGACTGTTTATGGTACCGGTTCCGCCACCACTGGCGATTCTGGATCTTCTGTTGTGCTTCCGGCTAACGGCGCTGGTGCTGCTACCACGCTTCCGTTCCGTGTGATTGCTGTTGTTCCTGACACCTCTAAGGTGGTAAGTGGCGTTGTCCTTTACCCCGAAGTGATCGTCAAGATCAACGACCCGCAATACACGGCGCTGACCGGTACTGCTTACACGGCTTAAGGAGAAATTTAAATGGCTATTTCACGCGCACAACTACTGAAAGAGCTTCTCCCTGGCCTGAACGCACTGTTCGGTATGGAGTATGCTCGCTACGGCGAAGAGCACAAAGAAGTCTACGAAACCGAGACTTCCGAGCGTTCTTTCGAAGAGGAAACCAAGCTCTCTGGCTTCTCAGCAGCGCCGGTCAAGAACGAAGGTTCGGCCATCGCTTATGACAATGCCCAGGAAGCCTGGACGGCTCGCTATAACCACGAAACCATTGCTCTGGGTTTCTCGCTGACCGAAGAGGCCATCGAGGACAACCTGTACGACAGCCTGTCTGCTCGTTACACCAAAGCTCTGGCCCGTGCTATGGCTTACACCAAGCAGGTGAAAGCGGCTGCGGTACTGAACAACGGCTTTGACTCCAACTACCCCGGTGGTGACGGAGTTGCCCTGTTCTCTAACGCACACCCGCTGGTATCTGGCGGCACCAACAGCAACATCCCCACCACCCCCACGGACCTGAACGAGACTTCTCTTGAGAACGCCGTCATTCAGATCGCCGCTTGGACGGATGAGCGCGGGTTGCTGATTGCCGCTCGGCCCAAGAAGCTCGTTGTTCCCCCCGCACTCCAGTTCGTGGCTACCCGTCTCCTTGAGACTGAGCTGCGTGTTGGTACGGCTGACAACGACATCAACGCCATCAAGAACAATGGTTCGATCCCCGAGGGATACACCATTAACCACTTCTTGACGGATACCAACGCCTGGTTCCTTACCACGGACGTACCCAATGGTATGAAGCACTTCGTTCGGGTTCCTTTGCAGAACTCAATGGACGGGGATTTTGATACAGGGAACGTTCGTTACAAGTCCCGCGAGCGCTACAGCTTTGGCTGGAGTGACCCACTCGGGATGTACGGTTCCCAGGGCTAAACCCAGTATTTATGCGGGTTGCAGAGGGGGCTTCGGCCCCCTTTGTTTTGTGCTATTATTTCTCGTGTCGTAATTAACAGGAGAGATCATGGACTACCCAATCAACAGAGCAGATGCAAAATCCCAGGGCGCCACACACTACTTCACAGGAAAGCCTTGTGTAAGAGGGCACATAGCACTTCGTAAGCTAAAAGGCGTGTGCGTTGAGTGCATGAAAGAAGACTGGGAGATTGATAACGAACGCCGCAAAGAGAAGCCTAAATCGGAGGCATCAAAAGCGGCTGGTCGTAGGTATTACGAGAAAAACAAAGAGGCAGTGAAGGCTAGGGCAGCGGCCAGGCCACACCAAGAGGTACGTGCATATAAAGATAAATACAAAGCGGCAAATCCCGAGCTTTACAAAGCACTCACCAGTGTCCGTAAGCGTCGGCATAGAGCTGCTACGCCAAAGTGGGTTGGGCCAGAAGAGAAGAAGGCTATTCGGCAGCTATACCTGGAAGCGCAGCGACTAACCAAACTTACCGGGGTCCGTTATGTCGTGGATCATATTTACCCGTTAATAAGCGACGTGGTGTGCGGCCTACACACTTTGAAGAACTTACAAATCATGACGCAAGATGAAAACTTGCGTAAGTCAAACAAGATCCTTGACTCCCTCCCTAATCCCTGATACAAAGAGGTAAGTCTAGGATTTACCACCCATGCAGACTGGCCTAGCAGACTTAGTAGAGACGGCATGGGAATGTGCTACTACACAAGGAGGCTTTAATGGCCCGCACTACCTTCTCCGGCCCAGTCGCGTCGGATAACGGCTTTATCTCTGGTACCGCAACCGATGAGATTGCAGTAACCACCGCATCAAACGTTTCCTCTTCCTACGTTTCGGCCTCGAATACTACTGGTGACGTTCGTCTGAACTACAGCCGTCTGACCTTTACCTCTACTGGTTCTGGTGAGACTGCACGGTTCCTGACCCGCGTAACTGGTGCAAATGGCGCAACCGGCGGCACAATCAACGGCGCTCATATCTCCCTGTCCATTAATGGATCTGGAACGATCTCCGGGGCCGGTAATGCTCTGCGTCTGACCCTTGGTGGAACGTCCACGAATCCTGGCGGCACCATTGCAGCTCTCCAGCTTGATTCTGACTTTGCTTCTGGTGGCACCTGGACCAATGCTTCGTACATTCGTTGCACGAACTCTGGTACGGGCACGATTGGCACGTTTGCGGTTCTGCCTAATGCCATGATCGCAACTCAGTCGTCTGCCGCTGTATCTCACGTTATTGCCATTAAGAACGCCTCTGGTACCCCGTACTACCTCATGGTATCTAACGCGGCCTAATGGAAATTACTAAAGAGTTTCTTCTAGCCGAGATCAAGAAAATGGAACAGCAACGTGACCACGCGCATGATGTGGCCGTTGCTTCCCAGGCTTCAATAGACACCATGCAGGCTTTGTTGGCGCGTCTTGATCTTCCTGAAGAAGAAGGATTGAAATTTTCGGACTTAGGTCTACCTGACCCAGTGCCGATCTCGGAGATACAAAATGGGCATGCAGTCTGATGTTTGGTCGGCTACGTGGAACAATAGCGCAACCGCTTTAAGAACGGCTGGGCCTATTGCTGTCGCTGCCGCGCTCACATTGACCAGTGAGAACCTTCCATTTAACGGGGCTGGGGCAAAAGTCACAGTGACTTCAGATGGAGATGACGCTATTACCGATTTCACGGTGGTTGGTATAGGCATGGATGGGCAGCAACTTACTGAGGTGATTACGGGCGTAGATTCAAATACCGTAACTAGCACCAACTATTTTGCTTCAGTAACGTCTATTACTCCAAGCGCAACTTCGGCTAACAATGTCAGTATCGGCCTGTCTGGCCTGGCTCTGCCTAAGTGTCGTATTCGTGGCTTGTACTACACCGGCGCAACCACGGCTGGGTCAGTGATCATTACCCGGTACAGTGATTCCCGCAAAGTATTGAACGTCCTTAGCCCGGCTGGATCTGGAGCAAATGCGTTTAACGTGTGGGTGCCTGGCGAGGGGATTGTGGCGACATATACGCTCAACGACTATGCGACGGTAGCTCTGACGCAGGTCGGTTCAGCAACCATTCTGTGTAGCTAATCATGGCAAAGACACCAGCCTGGCAGCGTAAAGAAGGCAAAAATCCCAAGGGCGGTTTGAACGCCAAGGGTCGAGCTTCCTATAACGCTGCCAATCCTGGCAAGCCTGGTCTTAAAGCGCCGCAGCCTGAAGGTGGTGCTCGTAAAAAGTCTTTTTGCGCCAGAATGACCGGCATGAAGAAGAAGCTGACTTCAGCCAAGACAGCTAACGACCCGAACTCTCGGATTAACAAATCCTTACGAGCATGGAAGTGCTAAATGGAGATGATGCTTTGGAATATCGCCTTATCCGCGATAGTGGCGATTATGGGAATGATGCTTAAGGGCAAGTTCGATGAACTCAACCGCTTGAGCATCCTGCTTAACAGGACTCGGGAGGAAGTAGCCCGTGACCACATTACCCGTGCTGAAGTGCGGCAAGATCTGGACAAGATCCGTGAACACTTTGACGATGGCTTCCGCAGACTAGAGGCCAAACTTGACGCGATGGCGCAGAGGAAACCATGAAACGTAAAACCAAACGTTTTGAAGCTGGTGGTCTAAACCCGTATCAGGGTGACGACGTAGATTACTTTAGCGGCGCTAGAAACGCGTCTGGTGCAATTAGTCGAAACGACCAGGTTGATGAGCGTGACCGTCGTGAGATGGCCATGGCAGAGATGGCAAAAAGCCGTCCCGCAGCCAAAGCCCCGGTAGTTACCAAAGAGCAGATGAAGAAGGCAGGGTTCGATAACCTGCGTGACTATCTAAATGCTCAGCGTGGATTAACTCGTCGTGGAGCGCCTGCCCAACCAAAGATGGGAATGGGGCCTTCTGGACAAGATATTGACCGCATGGAAGCCGCTCTGACCGCTTCCAACATTCGGGATGAGCGTAGGGCATACGAGCAAGATAAGGACGCTTCAGCAGCCGCTAAACGTGCCGCAGCAACCGCCAAAGAGCGCGAGTCTTACATGAAAGAACAGGCTCGTAAGAAAGAAGACACTCAGACTGGATCTCAGCGTCTAGCCCGCAAGGCAGAGGCGTTCAGAACTCGTATGCGTGAGCAAGCTACCGGCATGAAGTCTGGTGGCATGGTGGCATCTAAACGTGCAGACGGTATCGCCCAGCGCGGCAAAACCCGTGGAAGGATCATCTGATGGAAAACAAAGACTCAAGCCGTACCAAGAAGATCAAAGAAGCCAAGATCGAAGATGACTTTCTTGGTATCAAGAGTGGCATTAAAGCCGCTACGGTAAAAGCCAGCGAGCTTGGTGATCGCCTTGGGTTTACCCAGGAGCATTACTACGGTCCTAAGCAAGCATCCAAAGAACCACCAAAAGAAGCTGAAAAGAAAGCAAGCGGCGGAGTAATTTCTTCAGCATCCAAACGCGCAGATGGATGCGCCGTTCGTGGTAAGACTAAAGGTCGGATGGTGTAATGCCTGCCAAGACAAAAAAGCAGGAAAGATTTATGCAGGCCGTGGCGAACAATCCAGCGTTTGCCAAAAAAGTTGGTGTCCCTCAATCTGTTGGAAAGGAATTTACGATGAAGAAGATGTCAATGGGTGGTATGGGTGCTTCTAAGATGGGAAAAGTTAAGACCGCTGCTCCTAGCAAAGACGGTGTTGCTACCAAAGGCAAGACCAAGGGCAAGATGATCAAGATGGCTGAAGGCGGAAAGATGCCCATGGTTATGAAAGGCGGCAAGTCTGTTCCTGCTTTCGCTGCCGACGGTAAAGGCAAAATGGCCAAAGGCGGCATGACCAAGATGCGCTATGGTGGTAAGTGCTAAATGAGGCCGTCTCGCGGAATGGGCGATATTCGCCCTTCAAAGATGCCAGAAGCCAAAATAGGAAGGCGGAAAGATGGCGATAAATTCACTACTTTCAAAGACGGTGGGAAGGTTAAGTCTCGCGTCAATGAAGCAGGCGTTTATACGAAGCCTTCAATGCGTAAGCAGCTCTTTGAGCAAATTAAAGGTTCCGCGACTCAAGGGACTGCTGCGGGCCAATGGTCAGCGAGGAAAAGCCAACTCTTAGCTAAGAAATATAAGGCTGCTGGTGGTGGATACCGAAGTTAAAGTTTGTACTATGTGCGGCGAGGAAAAGCCACTTACGGCTTATCGTAGTCGTGGTGGTAGCCAAACACATTTATTTAAAAGCAGGTGCAATTCATGCCTATACAAAGAACACAGACGCTGGACAGAACAAAATCCAGACCGGGTTCGTGAGTACAGGGATAAAGATAGTTGGACATTAGCAAAGCGTTGCGCCCGCAGAGGAATCACACCAGAACAGTTAATAGACGCTTACGAAAGACAAGAAGAGTGTTGTGCAATTTGCAAAATAGAAATAGAGTTGATTGATAGCGCAATTGATCACAATCACCATACAGATGAGTTTCGCGGTGTTTTGTGTAAGCAGTGCAATAGGGCGTTAGGCATGTTCAAAGATGATCCAAAAATTTTGCAAAATGCCATCGAATACTTAAACATGTTTGGAAGTTACGGCGGTTATAAGTGATCAAGGCCCCGGTGTATGACCCAAAGAGAGACGGCAACGTTTTTCAATGGCTACTCATCGCGGCACAGGTTTA